GCCCCCGAAAGTCGGCAACGTTTTAGCGAATTTGCTCACTCTTGATCGCACGGGTCGCCCCCGCGAGCTATGCGCCTCACGCGTGAGAAACGTCACCTAACACCCCCTTTGGAGCCCCCGAACATGGCAAACACGTCGCATTCGCCTCGTCGCCGGGGCGGTGTTGACGCTTGCGTCAACGAACTACCGAAGACCATCAAGATCGGTGCCTACGATTGGACGATCTGCATCCGAGATGGAGCGGACGACAAGTACGGTCAAGCCGATTTCGAGTACAGCCAGATCAACATCTGGCCGAGAAACCTAACGAGCCCCGGTCACGGCGTCGGAATAGTGCTGCATGAATGCCTGCACGTCATATTCGACAACCACGGGCTCGGCAGACTGAAGCGGGATAAAGAGGATCGTGAAGAGCAGATCGTTCTCGGCTTCGAGGCGGGCCTGGTCTCGCTGTTCCGCGACAATCCGAAGCTGCTCGTCTGGATGAGGCGGTGGCTTCATGGCTGAACAGTACCCGCGAAAGCTCCCCGCAAAGCAGCTCGCGATACTGTTTGGTGTGAGTGAACAACGAATCTCGCAGCTCAAGCGCAAAGGGAAGCTAAACCCCGACAGCGCGAACCTCTACGACGTGCAAGAGGCCAAGCAGTTGCGCGGTTTCCAGATGAGCGAGCACGGCGTACGCGTCGTCGCACAAACATACGGCAACGGCACCGGCAAGATCGCGCCGCCGAAGGTGACGCCGATGAATGCCGACGTGGTTCTCTCCCCCGAGGATCGCGAGGCACTCGGTATCGAGCCCAATGAGCAGATCGCGCCGTCGCCAAACAGTCACTTCGTGGCGGCAAGCCGCATCACGGAGCTGCGCGAGCAGAAGATCAAGGCCGAGATCGAGCGTATCGAGACGCGGGCCAAGAGAGAACGGGGCGAGCTGGTCGAAAGAGCGAAGGTGCAATCGTCGTTCATTGAGGCCGGAGCGCGGATCGCGGCGATCCTTCAGAACTTGCCTGCCGAGATCGCTTCGATCTTTGCGGACCCCGACAAGAAAGCCGAGGTCCGGCTGAAGGTGCAAACGCGCGTCGATCAGGCGCAGCACACGCTCTACACGTCAATGCGCGACTACGGAGAAGATGATGCTGGCTGACCCATTATTCGCAGGGCTGGCCGAAGGATTGAAGCCGAAGCCTCGGCTGAAGCTGTCTGAGTGGGCGGAAGCGAACCTAGTGCTGCCGCCTGAACGATCCGCGAGCCCCGGCCCATATCGCATCGGCGACGCGGTCTTCCAACGCGGCATGATGGACGCGATCACCGATCCCGACAATGAGGACATCGTCTTCATCACGTCGTCCCAGGTCGGCAAGACGACCATCCTTGTCGCGGCGCAAGGCTACTACTGCGAGGCGGAGCCGTGCGCGCAGCTCTCGGCGTGGCCTACGCAAGACCTGGCCGACAAGTACCAAGAAGAGTCGTTCGATACCACGGTGAGAGATTCGCCGAAGTGGAGAGCGGCGATGACTGGCAGCACCGAATATAAGGGCGGCCAGATCAATTTCGTCGGCGCGAACACGCCGAACAAGCTCGCGATGCGGCCCATCCGTGTCGTTACGGGCGACGAGATCGACCGATGGCCCCTCAGCTCGTCGAAGGAAGGTTCGCCGGTCGAACTCGCCAAGAAGCGACGCACGACATACCACAACCGCAAAGGCCTGTGGGTGTCGACGCCGGTTCACGAAGACACCAGCGTCATCGTCCAGCTCTTCAAAGAGACGCGGCAACACTACTTCCTCGTTACCTGCCCCGATTGCTCCGCCAAGCAAGTGCTGAAGTGGGACAACATCGTCTACAAGAAGGGGCAGGAGGAAGACGCGCTCTATCACTGCGACGACTGCGGTGCGCTGTGGACCGAGATGACAAAGCGCCGTCTCGTTCGCGAGGGCGAATGGCATCAAGTCGGCACCGTGATCGGCACGCAGAAGGATGGCACGCCGATCCGACTGGCGACCCCGTTCAAATGCTTCAAGGTAGACGCTGGCGTGACGCCTGCGCGCGAGAAGATCGGTTTCTGGATCAACGAGCTGTATTCGCCGTGGGTCTCGATGCGAGAGATCGCGAAGGCCTGGTCAGACTCGGAGGGCAACCCCGAGAAAGAACAGACCTTCTACAACACGCGTCTCGGTCTTCCGTATCGCGGCGACATTTCGAGCTTCGCGGACCCTGAGAACTTGAAGTCGAGGCGTGAGAAGTATGATCCTGAGATCGTGCCGAAGCGCGCGGCGCTGCTCACAGCGGCCGTCGACGTGCAGGACGACCGCCTCGAAGTGCTGGTCGTGGCCTGGGGCAAGGGCGATGAGTGCTGGCTTCTGAAGCATCACGTCATCCAGCTCGGCCCGAACACGGACGAAGCGTGGGACGAACTCGCGAAGTTCCTCGAAAGCGGCTTCAAGCACGAAGGCGCGGCAGGGGAGACGCTCGGCATCTTCTCCGCCACTATCGACTCGGGCTCGGGCGCGCACACGCAGAAGGTCTACGACTTCAGCAACAAATGGCTGTTGGTCGGACGACGCTGGTACGCGCACAAGGGCGTGCCCGGCGACAAGAAGCCAGTCTGGATTAAGTCGGAGCAGCGCTTCAAGGACAAGACGAAGCTGTTTCTCGTCGGCACCTACGACGCGAAGGCGACCATCTACACGCGATACGCAAACGCGAAGGTGGGGCCTGGCTACGTGCATATCCATGAGGGCATCTCGGACGACAAGATCGACCAGATGACCGCTGAGCGCGCGGAGACGGACTACAAAGATGGTTTCCCCGTTCGAACGTGGACGAAGCCTCGGCATCGTCGAAACGAGATGCTCGATCTCATGGTCTACAACTACGCGGTTCGGTGTTCGGTGAACATCGACATGGATCATTGGATCAAGCGGCTCAACACCCCCAAAGAACAACAGCCGAAGCAGCTCAACGCTGCCGACATCGGCAAGCTGTTCAAATAGCTCCCTCGGAGGGCAGACATGGCTAACACACCGGGTGCCTGCCCTCCGGGGCAGGCGCAGAGCTTCAACGCGGACCTACCCGACTGCGTGGCGCAGGTCTCCGCGATCTATCAGGCGTACGTCGCTGTCGTGGCCGGAAAGAGCCGCGTCGTCGTGCGCTTCAACGACCGATGGACTGAGTACGCAAGGCCCGACGCGCCTGCGCTGCTCATGCTCTATCAGACACTCTACGCACAATGCCCTGGCGCGCAAGCAGCCGGGCTGCCGGACCTCAACCCGAACCTTCGAGTTCAGCGCGGACGACCGGCGAGGGGACATATCCGATGGTAGAACTGGTGCTAGAAGACGGTGGTCGCCTAGACCACGAACATCTGCGCCCCGGCTTCGGCTTCAGCTACTCGCCGAGCCTCACTTCGGCCGACGTGGTCGCCTGGCGCAGCAAAGACCGAACGGCTGCCGCAGCGCGCGATGCGTCGCGTACTAACCCGTATGGCGCGAGCGCAAAGCGGGCGACCGTCGACAGCGTCGTCGGTCTGAATTTCAAGCTTCAGTACATGCCGAACGCCGAGCTGCTCGGCGTGAGCGAGGAAGAGGCCCTCGAATACGCCGACATGGTCGAGAACATGTGGGATGTAGCGGCCAACTCATCGCTGTTCCATCTCGACGCGCAGCGCATGCAGACCTTCTCCGGCCTGATGCGGACGGCCTACGCTGGCTACTACATCGACGGCGAAGTGCTTGCCACCATAGAGTGGAAAGAGGCGTTCAACGGCGACCGCACCTGTCTGCATCTGCTCGACCCGCAACGGCTGTCTGACCCGCGAGGCGCTATCGACTACACCGGCAAGCGCCGGATGGGCGTCGACCGCGACAAGCACGGTGCGCCGACAGCCTACAACATCCGCGAATGCACGATAAGCGACGTGGCGATCTGGGGGCCTGCGGGCTCACAGTTCGCCTGGCGCAAGGTGCCTCGCTACACGCCGTGGGGACGGCTGAACGTCATCCACTTCTTCGAGCACGACGCGCCGGACATGACGCGAGGCATGACCTCGTTCACGACCGCGTTGCTGCCGATGCGGCTGCTTCAGGACTACAACATCACCGAACTGGAAAGCGCGGCGATCCGCGCGACCTATGCGGCGGTGATTGAAAGCGATCTGAAGTACGAAGACGCGATGAAGGTCATCGGTGCCGAGCACCGGAAGGCTATCGAGGAAAACCCCGTCCTCGACTTCACGCTCCGCATGATGGCGGACAAGGCCGACTTCTACAAAGGCCAGGAGTTCAAGTTCGGCAAGAGCAAAGTCGCTCACCTGCTACCGAATGAGAAACTGCACATGGTGCAGGGTAATCAGTCGGTCTCGGCGCTGAAGGACTTCAACTCCGTCAACCTCTACACGCTCGCTTCGGCGCTCGGTGTCGACTACGCAACGCTGACGAAGGACTTCTCATCGACGAACTACAGCGGCGCTCGCGCGGCGTTGTTCGACGTGTGGCGGTCCTACGAAGTGCGGCGCTCGGCGTTCATCGACGCCGTCCCGGTGCCGTTCTTCGGGGCCTGGCTGGAAGAGCAGATCGCGCTTCGCGGCACGATCCCGATGCTCGGCAAGAAGTCGTTCTACGAAGTGCGTGACGCGATCTGCCGTTGCACGTTCGAGACGTGGTCGAAGCCGCGCCTTGACCCGCTGAAGGAAAACCAGGCGGATCAGGTGCTCTACGACATGGGCGCGCTCGATCTCAAGAGCATCTGCGCGGCCGATGGCCGTGACTACCGCAAGGTGCTGGTGCAGCGCGCCGCAGAGAAGGCACTTCTGAACAAGCTCGGGCTGAAGCCCGAAGACATCAACCCCGAACTGAACGCCAACAAGATCAAAGCGAACGCCGCAAAGGGCGAAAACGCAGGTCAAGAAGGCGGAGGAACAGGAGAAGCATAGTGACGCATCTCGCGCATATCGCGACGCGCCTGTTCAACACGCCGCTACTGCTCACCCCTGAGTACGCCAGCGTCGTGACGAGCGTGCTGTCGGATCGCGTCGGCGTGGTGCCGTTCGCTGCCGACGAGGTCGTGCAGAGTTACGTGCGGCCCAAGAGCCGGGCGGTGATGAACCGACGCTCCGGCATCGTGACGTTCCCCGTGGTGGGTGGGCTCATCCATCGCGGCGACATGGAGGCATCGAGCAGCGGCGGCGACATGATGTCGTACACGCGCTTGCACAACCAGCTCGAAACGCTCTTCGAGGACGACAAGGTTCGCGGCATCCTGCTCGACATCGACAGCGGCGGCGGTGAAGCGGCCGGTCTATCCGAGCTGGTGAGCTGGCTGCCGAAAGCCTCGAAGCAAGCTGGCAAGCCAGTGTGGGGCATCGCGAACACCACGGCGGGCAGCGCGGCATACTGGCTTGCCTCCGCTACGGATCGCCTCTTCGCTGCGCCGACCGCATCGCGGATCGGCTCAGTAGGCGTCTACGTGCAACACGTCGACGTGTCGAAGCAGGTGGAGAAGAAAGGCGTCGTCGTCTCGTTCATCTATGCAGGCGACCACAAGATTGACGGCAACCCGTTCGCGGCGTTGTCCGACGAGGTACGCGCTTCGATCCAAACGAGCGTGGACAGACTTTACGGCGAGTTCGTCAGCGCCGTGGCGAGCAATCGCGACCTAGACGAGAAAGCGGTTCGAGCGACGCAGGCGAGGGTCTACGGACCCGAGGAAGCCTACGAGCTTGGACTTGTCGACGGTGTTGGTGGCTTGGGCAGTGTTCTAGCTGCTTTCACCGATCACCTTAACCGCCCCTCAGTGGGCTACACCCCTCATGGAGATTCCATGTCCAAAGAACTGATCTACGATCAGGCCGCGCTTGATCGCGCGCAGGCGGCAGGTGTTGCGACCGGCAAGGCCGAGAGCGCTTCCGCTATCGAGTCCCTTCAGAAGCAGCTCGCCGACGCCGCCAACGAACGCAAGGCGCTGCTCGCGGCATTCGCCGAGGTCGCTGGCGACAGCCCGAAGGTCGCGGTGTTCGTCGAAGCGCTGAACGACGGCGTCGCCCCGGCGACCGCCTCGAAGTTCGCCGCGAAGATCGAAGCGCCGAAGGCGGCTCCGGCTGCCGAGACGAAGACGGCCACGCAGGTCGACGCTGACCGGCTGATGCAGCGTCATGCGCCGAACGTGTCGGACGACGGTGACAGCGAAGCGAACGCCGATCCGAAGGCCGCGCGCTTGGCCGAGATCAGCGGCTCGATGAAGGCGTTCAACGCCTCGCGCGGCTTCAAGGCCAAGTAACCAACCCCTTCACCGATAGGAGGACAGCATGGCTGTCGACAACTGGAATCTTCCGTATCCCGTGCGGACGGGCGACGCTGACAGCGTCGCGACGCACGTCAACCTTGAAATGCCGGGCTCGCGTCCGAAGTTTCAGAACTTCACCCTGACCGCTGGTCAGGTCTACGCCAAGGGCTCCGTGCTCGGCCAGGTGGCGGCGAACAGCAAGCTCAAGCTTGCGGCCGCTGCGGCTGGCGACGGATCGCAGAACCCCATCGCCGTCCTGAACACCGATGTCGACGCCACGGCGGGCGATGTCACGTTCGACGTGATGGTGAGCGGAGCTGTCCTGAACCCGAACGCGCTCGTTCTCGGTGTGGGCACCACTCTCGCCGTCGCGCAAGCCGCGCTGAACGGTCGCGGCTTCGCGTTCCGGACGCCGGGCTTCTCCGGCTAATCGCCTTTTCGTTCGTCATCCTAAGCAGACGCGGCCGTCCCTCGGGGCGGCCGTTTTGCTTTCCAGCTCCCAAAGGGACTACCACATGACTATCCAACTCTCGCGCTACGAAACGTGGGAACTCGACGCAATGGTCGAGCAGTTGGAGCGCCCCAATCCGTGGCTGCTCCGCACGTTCTTCGGCCGTTCGAAGTTCTTCGACACCAAGCAGATCGAGTTCGACATCGTTGATCGCGGTCGCCGCATGGCTCCGTTCGTCGCGCCCACCGTTGCGGGCAAGCCGATGGTCCGCGAGGGCTACCGGACCCGCACGCTCACCCCGGCCTACATCAAGCCGACTGCGCTGGTTCGTCCCGGCGAAGCGTTCACCCGCCTGCCGGGCGAGGGCGCTTACGGCGGCGTGATGACGCCGAAGCAGCGTTTCGACAAGATCGTCGCGGAGTACCTCGCGCTGCATGAGGACATGATCGACAACCGCTTGGAGTGGATGGCCGCGCAGACTCTCGTCAACGGCGCGATCACCATCTCGGGCGAGTCGTATCCGACCGTCACCGTCGATTTCGGCCGCGATCCGTCGCTGCACGTCACCCTCACGGGTGGGGCAACCTGGGACCAGTCGACCTCGGCCCCGCTCGAAGACATCGAGAACGCGTCGCTGAACGTTCGCCAGATCAGCAAGGGCGCAATCGTGACCGATCTGGTCATGAGCGGCTCCGCGTGGAATCTTCTGAAGCGCAATCAGGAGATCACCGACCTGATCGACATCCGCTTCCGGCGCGACCTGAACGGCGCTACCTCCATCGACGGTGGCCCGCGCACGAACCTGAACGAGCCGGTTTACGTCGGCACGCTTCAGGGCCGGATCGACATGTGGGTGTACGACTCGTACTACCTCGACGACAACGGCGCTTCGCAGCCCTACATCCCGGCGAACACCGTGATCGGCATCGCGACCGGCGCGCTGGAAGGCACGCAGTATTACGGCGCGATCCTCGATCTCGACGCCGAGATTCAGGCGCGTCGGTCCTTCAGCAAGTCGAAGGTGCTGTTCAACCCGTCCGGTCTCGAACTGGTCACGCAGTCGGGTCCGCTGCTCGCGCCTCGGCGTCCCAACGCGATGTTCGTGCTGACCGTCAAGTAAGGTCAGGCAGCTCACTCGCCTTACGCCTCGCTCTCGTTTGAGGGCGAGGCGTTCCTTTTATCCCCCGCTAGGAGAACTCCGATGGTTAAGGTTGTCACCACCAAGAGCGTGACCTTCACGACCCCTGTGCTTGACGCTAAGGGCAAGCCGCAGATGACCAAGCTCAAGTACAACAAGCGTGAGATCGAAGCTCCGCTTGTCGACCACCAACGTCACTTGGCTGGCACGGTGATCGAGGTCGACAAGGAATTTGCCGCCGATCTGATCGCGCGCAAACTGGCACGCGTGCCGGATGTCGCTCTCGATGACGTGGTCGATCCGATCAAGCAGACCGAGACCCAGGCACAGGCCGACCCCCTCGCTTAACGCGCGGGGCTTCGGTCCCCGTCTAGCTCGGTAGGACACCATGTCTAACACGATTGCATCAATGACGGTTGACGATCTCAAGACGACCCTTCGCGATGTCATTCGCGAAGAACTGAGCGCAGTCGGTATTCTGGCGACAACTGCCGAGCAACGCGTGAAGACGCAGAGCGATTTCGACTTCCTGCGTCGGGTTCATTCCATGTGGGAAAGCTCGGTCAACAAAGTCGGAACGGCTGTTGTGCTCGCCGTCATGGGGCTCGCGGCAACGCTGGTTGGCCTCGGGTCCATCAAGTTCGGGAAGTAAGCCATGCTCGTCTATTCTACACAGGTACAGCCGGATTGCCGGTCTGTGGTCGTTCCGGCCTGCGAGCCGGACGTAAATGCGGAGCAGGGTGCCGACATTCCGGCGCTCGCCTGTTTCCAGCTCCGGCTCCGCGACACCATCGACTACAAGGTCGACTTCTCGCAGTGGCTTCAGGCCAACGGCAACGCGCAGCTCAACGCGGCGAACTTTGCAGCGGCGTCGAACAGCCCGTCGACGCCGAGCATCACAGGCCAATCCTTCAGCCCGGCCGGTAAGACGGTCGTCGTTTTGAAGGCCGCCGACAATGCCAAGGTCGGCGACGCTTACTGGCTCGACGTGACCGCGACCGTTGCGGCCGTCGTGGCTGCGAGCGCGGCCGATGTCGCCATCCCTGCACGCACCATCGTACGGCGCATCCATGTCGTCGTGGCCAGCGGTTAGTTTCTTCGACGACGAAGCGGAAAGCACCAGGGGCATCATCGAAGAGCACGGAGAGAAGTTCACGCTGCAACCGTACAAATCGGGCGGCGTGAACTTCCCGCGCGTGATCGACCTCTCGCGCCAGGGTTACGACTTCATGGCGGTCTTTGAGCAGACCCCGCGAGAGGTCAGCCTCGGCATGGAGGAAGTGAAGGTCTCCACGCGCTCGCCGTGTCTTACGGCGCTTGTCTGCGACGTGCCGGGCCTCGTCCAAGGTGATCGAGTGCTCCGCGCTCTCAATGGTGAGCTGTTCGAGGTCACCGACGTAAAGCCGGATGGGCTGAGCGGCGTCGAGATTCACGTCGTCCAACTAGGGAGAGCAAAGCTATGAGCCTGTCGCGCTTGATGCTGCGCGCCCTGGCGTGCGTCGCCTTGCAGAAGCAACCGAGCGACGCCGTCGCGCCGACGATGGCAGAAGACCGTGTGTTCGACAGCCGGATCGACCCGTTCGTCTTCAAGGACTACAGCAAGCCGATGCCCGGCATCATCGTCTACACGGACGACGACACGGGCGATCTCATCAATCGAGGCAGCGGCTCCGGACCCTACCGGCGATGGGTCGATCTGCGCGTCGAGATCGTGATCGGTAGCTTCGACACGGAGATCATCGACAACGTCCAGAACGTTGTCTTCGACACGCCGATGACCGATGCCGAACTCGAAGCGCAGTTGGACCTCTTCGAGGCGCAGGTGAAGTGGGCGCTGTGGCAACTGCCGGGGCGATCCTACTCGGATGCTCTGCGAGCCTTCGTGGTTCGCATCGAGAGCATCCAATCGCACGCAACGCGCGATGAGGCCAACAACAAGTTCGCGTCGCGCCGTATCCACTTCAAGTGCGAGATACCGGACGACTGCCCGCCAACAGCCTACGGGCTGATGCCGAACGAGAAAATCCCCGAGCTGATCCCGTTCTGTGACGATCTCTCGAAATTCCCGGCACCGTGGATCGTGCCGATGCTGCAAGCCATGTGCAGCTCGCCGAGCATGCAGAACGTGCTCAACGTGCTCGGTGGCAACAAGAACCCGACTGTCTACCTCCCGCTGCTCCGCCAGATCGGGATCAAGGTCGACGCCATTGGCCCCGAAGCAGACCCGAATCTTCTGGCTGCGCAGGGCAAGAAGCATGGCCCCGATGGGCGCATCGAGGTCGACAACACATTGGAGCTTCCATGACGCAAGCTGTGACTGTGCGCCCCGTTCAGGGGCGTTTGATCTTGATGCCCGAAAGGGATTTCCAGCCCGTGCCCGCTGAGGGCGTGCTGGTCGAGCGCAACGCGTTCTATGCGCGTGCAATCAAGCAGGGCGATCTCGAAGTCGTGCCGGATGCTCCGGCCGCGACGCCGGTCCCCGCCGTTTAAACCGAACTAATTGAGGGGCTAGATGCCTATCCAGTTCAACCAAATCCCCGGCAACATCCGGGTCCCCTTCGTTCGCTTCGAAGTGAACGCGGGGCAGGCTCCGTACTCTTCGATCCAGCGCCTTGTGCTGATCGGTCAGAAGACCGCTGCGGGCTCCGCCGTCGCCGACGAACCGCTGCTCGTCACCCAGAACGAAGACGCGTTCTTCGGTACCGGCTCGATGCTGGCGGCGATGTATAAGATCGCCCGCGCGAATGCTCCGCTTCAGGAGATTTGGGCGATCCCGCTGGCAGACGCCACGGGCGGCGCGACCGCCGCGACTGGTAGCGTGACGGTCTCGACCGCCCCGACTTCTTCGGTCAGCATCGTGCTCTACATCGGCGGTTACCGCATCTCCGTGCCGGTCAACGCGCTGATGACCTCGGCGAACTGTGCCACCGCAATCGCTGCGGCGATCAACGCGTGCCCCGGTATCGTCGTGTCCGCTGCGGTCGACGGCACCACCGCGTCGAAGGTGAACATCACCGCTCTGAACAAGGGCAGTCTCGGCAACGGCATTCGCATCGAGACCAATCTGAATGCTGGCGACGGCAACGCCGCTGACGTTCTGACCACGATTGTCCAGCTCACGGGCGGCAACGGCGATCCCGATATCACCAACGCTATCGCCAACATGGGCGACGAGCAGTGGGATTGGATCGTGATGCCCTACTGCATCGGCGCGACGCTGACGCAGATGGAGGCCTGGCTGGATGCGCGTTGGGGTCCGATGTCGCAGATGTACGGTCACCAGATCACGTCGATGTCCGGCACCGCTGGCACCGTGCAGACGTTCACGTCGGCGCGCAACTCCTGGCACACGTCGATCATGCCGGTCTACAATGCGCCGCAGCCGACCTATCTGTGGGCCGCCGCTGTGGGTGCGCAGACCGCGCAGCACTTCCAGGCTCCGCCCGAGCTGTCGCGTCCGCTTCAGACCGTCGAACTCATCGGCATCCTCCCGCCGAAGTCCATCGGCGATCAGTGGAGCACGTTGCAGCGCCAGAGCTTCTACTTCAGCGGCGCGTCGGGTTATCGCGTGCAGGACGGTGCGGTCCAGATCGACCGGCTCATCACCACCTACCAGCGCAACGCCTGGGGTTCGCCCGACCAGTCGTGGCTCAACGTCAACACCATCGCTCAGCTCACGTACGGCCTGCGCTACATCATGGCCTACATGACGCAGACGTATCCGCGTGCGGCGCTGGTCGACAAGAACCCGAACAACCTTCAGGGCTTCGCCACGGCGGACGACCTGAAGAACGCGTTCATCCATGCGTACAAGCTGCTCGAAGACGACGGTGTGTTCGAGAACTCGGACCTGTTCGCGCAGTTGCTCATCGTCGAGCGCAACGCCGACAATCCGGATCGCGTGGACACGTTCCTGCCGCTGGATCACGTCAACCAGTTGCGCGTCCTGGCGGTGAACGCCACGTCGTACCCGCAGTTCCCGACTGCCTAAGCGGTCAGGTCTGTAAGCTCACACTCATCGCAATCCGCGAAAACGCCGTCCTTCGGGGCGGCGTTTCGCTTTGCGTCAAAGGAACCACACTATGGTTGATTGCTGCTACGCGGCGGGCGGTCTCGTCCGCATCACCGCCAACGGCGCGCAATGGTCGGCGCGGTCGTCGGTCACTGTCGAGCCGACCAACTTCGAGCGCACGGTCGCATCCAATCAGGATGGCACCATCTATACGACCACGAAGCCCGTGCCCGCGAGCGCGGAGATCGTGCTGTCGGATAGCTGCGACATGGACCTCGACGCGGTCATGTCGTGCCCGCTCGATGTCACCATCGAACTGACCCAGGTTCGACGCCGCTACATGTTCACCAAAGCCGTCGTTGTGGGGCGACCGAAGATCGACACCGAGACCGGCGCGATCTCCGGCCTGACCATCACGTCCGGCAACGTGACACAGACCAAGTTCTGAGGACTGACCGATGGCCCGCAACATCAAGCTCAGCAAGCCGCTGAAGACCCACGACGGCGAAGTCATGGAGTTGAAGCTTCGTGATCTCACCGCTCGCGACATCGCAACGATGCGCGAGTCTCCATACAAGGTCATTCAGCGCAAAGACGACGGCACCGTCGAGCTGGAAATTCGCTACGACAAAATGATGGCGTATCTGTCGCTGCTTTCCGGCGTCGACGATCTCATCCTCGGTGATCTGTCCGGCACCGATTTCCAGAGCGCCTGCAACGTCGTCGGCGAGGTCTGGAACGGCCTGGGGGAATAGCCGGTCGTGCCAACTATCTGGTCGTGATGCGCGTCGATACTCCGACGAACATCATGACCATGACCCCCGCAGAACTCCGCTATTGGTACGACATAACGAAGCGGAACGAGAAGTTGATGGCTGAAACGAGGTAAGCCGACATGCAGACTTTCCAGACCGCCGCCGTGGTCGGCCTGATCGACAATATGTCGGGGCCTCTGAAGCAGTTATCCAACCAGGCGAAGCAGGCCGCGAAGCAAATAGAGCTGATGAAGCTCGACGCTTCCGGCCTGAACCAGTACAATCGCGGACTAGTCGACGCGAACTCCCAGGCGAGGCAGCACCTTTCGCATCTCCACTCCATCAAGGCGGCGTGGCGTGAGGTCGGCGGCATCGTTGCGGGGGTCGCGTCGAGCTACGCGCTGCACAAGGCGGCGGACGCCGTCAAGAATTACATCCCGCTCGAACGCGAGAATCGCTACATGCGAGCGGTCGGCGTCCAGCGCGACGAGAACGGGAAGATCAGCGGCTACGGGTATAGCCAGTCTGAGATGGCTGGCCTGCTCGCGCAACAGCGGCGCGGCGCGTTCGATTACGGCGAAAGCCCGATTGACGTAGCTCACGCGCAGATGGCGTTCGCGCAGCGGCAAATCTCGGCGCGTACCTCGCAGATCATGACCGACCAAGCGCTCATCCTGTCGAAGGCGCTCGGCACGTCGGTCAAAGACGCGGCGGTGATCCTCGAAGGCTCGATCTTCGCGAAGGGTCACTCGCACGAATTAGAGGGCGATCCGTCGAAGGCCAAAGCCATCGCCAAGCGGTATGCCGACATCGCCGCCGTCATGTCTAAGTCCGGCGCGATGACTGCCGAGGACATCACGCAGTTCGGCAAGTATGCCTACTCGGGCGCGAGCGCGGCAGGCATCTCGGACACCACGGTCGCCGCCATCGGTATGGCGTTGAAACGCGCGAACATGCCGGGCCAAGAGTCCGGTACGATGGTTCGGCAGTTGGCGTCGCGTGTTCTGTCGCCGACGCGAGAAGGCCGCCAGTCGGCTATCGCGAACGGTATCGACATCGACTCGTTCAGCACGCACGGCCATCTCGACGCCGAGGGCCTGAGCGGCCTGGTGCGCGAACGGTTCGGCAAGACCATCAAGGGTGCGACGCAGAAGGCGATCAACGATGAGCTGACCAACGAGGACAGCGACATCGCGGGCAACAAGGGCAAGTTCGTCGAGTTCATCACGAACAAGCTCGAAAAAGAGATGGACATCACGAAGCCTCGCGACCGCGAACGTCTGGCGAAGGCTGCCGGTGACTACTGGCAGTACAAGCGCGAGGGCGTCAACGGCGACGCGTTGGTCGATGCGCTCATCAAGAAGAGTGGCTTGCTCGGTCTTCTGCAATATCTTGGCGTGAAGCAGGGCGCTCGCGGCATGGTGCTGACGGGCGACATCAACACGTACGAAGAGAACAAGAAGGCCGTCGAGCACGGCGTCGAAGTCGGCCGCGCCGAAGAAGTCGCCAAACAGCGTATGGAAGGCCTGGCCTTCGCCGTCGACAAGCTGAAAGCATCGTTCGAGCAGACCTCCAACAGTTTCGTCAAGGCGAACGAAGGATGGCTGGCAGCCGCAGCAAACGGCGGCTCGAAGATACTTCAGTTCCTCGATAGCCTTGAAGAGGGCAAGAAGCAGCGCCTCACGCTGGAAGCGGGCTTCATCACGCTCGTCGGCGCGACCGCTGGCGTCGTGAGGGCGTTCCAGTTGGCGCAATCGACGCTCAACGCCATAGCGGCCAAGAACGGCGTGCAGGGCTTGCCCGGCGCACCGGGAGCACCGGGCGCACCGGGCGACAAGGCGTCGAAGGCGTTCAAGTTCCTGACCTACGCGCCCATCGTCGGCGAGGCGGCCTACAGCTATCTCCAATGGTTGACCGAGAACAACCAGAAGAACGTCGACGCGCAGACCAAGAACCCGTCGCCGAACATCGTGAATATGGGTCGGATCGGAAGTCGCCTCGGCGACCGAGGCCCGATCTCGATCACCGATGGATTCGGGGCCAGCGCGTACGGCGGCAACGAATACCTCGACGACCTGGCGCTCTGGCGTCGCAAGGACGGCACAGAGGACTTCCTGCGCAGCGGCGGCAACCAGCCGAACCAGTACGGCGGCCGAGGTCGCGGTGATGGGGCCGGGTGGACGGATTCGATCCACGCCGTGCCGAAGTCTGATGGCTTCAAGGATGTCAACGTCCAGGGCACCGTGACCGGCGCGGCCGAGCTGCACAACATGATGCAGATCGAAGTAAGGCCGTCGCAATACTTCGAGGGCCTCATCAAGCGAGCCGAGAGCGTAGCGACGATGTCGCTCAACGGATCGCTCGGTACCAGCATGCAAGGCCCCGGCGACAACGGCACCAAACCCGCAGCGGCAAACGCTCTTACCGGGACGAAGTAAATGACCTGTCTCTGCATTGACGACCTGCGCCCCGCCTCGTTTCGGGGCGTAGGTTTCTTCGTGGCGTCCGACCAGGGCGAATACGGGCGGCGCGGCCCGGTCCATGAGTACCCGAACCGCGACAACCCGTACTTCGAAGACCTCGGGGAGAAGGCGCGCAAGTTCACCGTCAACGGCTACCTGTTCGGCGACGATTGGGTGTCGAAGAAGGACGCAATCGTTGCCGCCTGCACTGCGCGCGGCCCGGCGATCCTACAGCTCCCGACCGAGGGAGCCACGATGGTTGCGTGCCAAAACCTGTCGGTCTCGCGCACGAAAGACGAGTGCGGCTACTACGCTCTGAAGTTCCAGTTCGTCGTCGCGAGCTTCTCCGCGCCTGGCGCTATAGCAGCCGAGTTCGAGAGCCTGATCGGCAGCATCTTCAGCGCTGCGATCCCGACGTTCACGACGTTCTTCGACAACACGTACGTTCCGCGCAACACGCTGAACTTCGTGTCCGAGAACATGACGGATCGCATCTCGCAGTACAGCTCCGACGTGGTCTCGGCTATCGAGGGCATGCCGACGAACAACCCGACGCTGGCTACCGACGTGGTCCAGGCGGGTGTCAGCATCTTCCAGAACGCCGCGACCTATGCGCAGCCCGGCACTGATAGTGGTGCTGTGCTCGCTCAACAGACGATACCTGCGCAGACCATCGCGGCCATAGCGAACGATACGGGCGTTACGAAGATCGGCGACAGCGGCGTCACGATCCAGACCGGCGCGGCTGCCATCGTTCCAATGATCGCCTACACGATCAACGGCATCGGGAACGCACTGACGAGCGACGTGGTCATTCCGACCTTGACGAGCTTCGCGACGTGGAGCGTCAACGAGGTCAGCCTGGCAGACTTGCAGGCGCAGGTCGACGCGTTAGATACGCCGACCGCCGCGCCGATCAGCGCGTCTGACACGGCCGACGCCGTCAATAGCACCGTGTTCTGTGGTGTGGTCCGGTCGTTCGCCTTGATGAAGCTCGCGCAGGCGATCTGCGCCAAGACGTTCTTGACGCGGAAGGAAGCCATCCAGGCACGCGCCACCGTCGTCGAGCTGTTCAACGCGCAGATCGAGCAGTTCGCGGAAGACGAGATCGTCAACATCATGCTCACCGCTCGCGACTACGCCGTGCGGTCGATTACGCAGAAGATGGCGACCATCGTGCCGGTCATCACGATCACGGCCCCGCAGTCCCGGCCGTCGCTCTATTGGGCGGCGCGTCTCTACGAAGATGTCTACCGAGCCGAAGAGCTGGCCGACCGTAACGAGGTCGCGTCACCAGCCTTCATGCCTGGCACATTCGAGGCGCTCGCGCGGTAACCGTGCGGGCGTCCTCGCCAGAGGATCAGCCCGTACATGTCCGACGAGAAAACGACAGTCACGCTCATTGCGGGCGGGGCGCGCTACTCCGCGTTCACGCGGGCAGCCGTGTCCTACTCCGCCAACCAGGCCGTGCGCGCCTTCGCCTTCACGGTGACCGACGCCACGGACGCGATGGACGAGCAGTGGAATTTCATGCCGGGCACGCCCGTAACCGTGCTCGCCAACGGTCAGCTCCTAGTGACTGGCTACATCAACCGGATGGTGCCGAGCTTCGACGCGAACAACCACACCGTCGAGATTTCGGGCACGTCCAAGGGCCGCGACAGCGTCAAGAGCGCGGCCGAGCACGATAAAGGCGAGTGGCGCAACAAGACGCCGCTTCAGATCGCGCAAGAGCTGGATAAGCAGGGAGTGGGGTTCACTTCCGATATCCAACAGAAGCCCTTCGAGTATGCGCGCTTGCACCCGAACGAAACGGTCTTCGAGGCCGTAGAGCGCATGACGCGCCGCCAGCCGATGCTTCTTCAAGGCATGCCGGACGGCTCGATCAAGATGACGAAGGGCGGCTCGGCCGGATCGAACTCTCCGCTGATGGAGGGCATCAACATCCTGGCTGGCAGCGCCGCATTCGACGATGGCGACCAGCACAGCGAATACAAGGTCAAGGGGCAGCGCGTCTACGGGACCGACAAGAAGTCGCTTCAGATCGTTGCCACGGAGAAGGACCCGTCTGTCAAGCGCCATCTCCCCAAGCACATTCACCAAGAGTCTGACATCGACGAGCAGACCGCGAAGGATCGCGCCCGCCATCACAAGAACCGCCAGCAAGGCGAGAGCGTCACGGCGCAGATCAAGTCGCAGTCGTGGTTCGATCTCGGCGGTCAACTCTGGAAGGCAAACGGCCTTGTCTACGTTCAGTCACGCGTCCTGAAGCTCAGCCAACAGATGCTCATCAAGAGCGTCTCGCTCACGCAAGATGAGAGCGGATCGTTCGCGACCCTCTCGCTCGTTCTGCCGCAGGCGTTCGACGGCGAGGGCACCGGCATGGGCGGAGGCGGCGCAGGCTCCGGCGCGCAATCCCCGTGGAAAGACTTCGCGCAACCTACGGACCTCTGACATGGAAGACTACTACACTCACCGCAACTCCGGTCATCGGTATCTGATCCGGAAGGTCGACGACGAGGGCGACATTCAGCTCATCGACGCGGATGGCCTGGCCGACGAACAGCACACCAAGATCATGCGGGTGTATCCACATGGCTTCAGCTCGAACTCGCCTGAAGAATCTCACATGCTCGCTCTTGGCCTTGGTGGTCGGCGCGATCTTCTTGTTGCGTTGGGCGGCGAGCACCCGAAGTACCGGCCGCGCAAACTGCCGACAGGCAACGCGGTCCTCTACGACGACAAGGGCAACGTAGTCTGGTCGAAGGGCAAGGACGGTCTGTCCGTCAATGCGAAGACCGGCACGGTGGAGATTCGCTCCCAGGACAACAAGATCACGGTCAAGCCTGGTGACGGCCAGAAGGTCTTCCTCGGCGGCGACGGCTCGGATGGCTCGTACGCAAAGGTCATGACCGAGAGCGGCCCGTCGATCAACGTGTACGCCAAGATCGGATAGGCCACACATGGACATCCGCATGAGAGAAACAGAGGGCTACGGCGATCAGCCGTTCCTTCTGTGGGACACCTATTGGAACTCAGACGATCTCAGTACGTGGTACGCGGACTGGAAGCTGGCAGGGCCGAACGCCCCGCTCAATGCCTACGGGCTGGCTGCCGATCATGCGCTCAACACGGCGATCCTGATTTCCCTTTTCACCTGGCGTCGAGCCGAAGTCTACGACCAGCTCCCCTCGGGCACCGATCCGAAGGGCTGGTGGGGCGACAACATTGATCTCGACGAGAACGAAACGAAGCTCGGTTCGCGCCTCTGGTTGCTGTACCGCTCGCCGCTCAACACCGAAACGGCCAGGAAGGCAGAGGACTACGCTTACGAAGCGTTGCAACCGCTGATCGACCAAGGGGCTGTTGCGAAGTTCGTCTGTAGCGCGACTGTCGATGTCGTGCCCGGCCATCTCGTCTTGGACGTGAAAGCCTACAGCCAAAGCGGCCAGCTCATCTACGACCAGAAGTTCGACCGCATCTGGCGGCAGGAGTTTCCGTAATGGCATTCTACATGCCCGACATCAAGGCGATGGTGGTGCGCGCTCGCAACGCGTTCAGGGCGGAGACGCCCGGCACTGACGCCTTCATCTGGCCGAACAACATCTACGTCAGCGCCAAGGTAATCGGCGGCGCGGTGTGGGAAGTGTTCGGCCGCCTCAAATGGATGGACCGGCAACGGTTCGCCATGACCGCCACGGGCGACGAGCTGGAACGTCATGGTGCCGATTATGGCATCTCACGCAAGCCCGCATCGTACTCGCAGGGCAATGTGGTCGTGGTGGCTGACACCTGGCCGCTGACAGTCGCACAGGGGACAGTCTTCACGCGCAGCGATGGCGTTCAGTTCACGTCGACGCTCGCGAAAGACATCGGAAAATATTCGCTGAGCGCGACCATTCCAGTCGTGTGCAACGTGGCAGGTAAGTCAGGCAACACAACTTACGGCGCACCGCTCTCGACGAACATCGCGCATCTCACGGCCGTCAACGTTGACGATGTCGGTCTCGGCCAGGGCGCGGATCAGGAGACGGACGATCAGCTCCGCGAGCGCATCCTGGCGCGCAAGCGATACCCTCCGCATGGTGGGGCCGACTTCGATTACATCGCGTGGGCGAAGGAACTGCCAGGCGTTACGCGGGCGTTCGTGAAGGCCAATGCCTTCGGCCGTGGCACGGTCGGCATTTGGTTCTTGATGGACGACACGTACGTTGCTGGCATTCCGCAGGCGGCGGACGTTGCGGCCGTGCAGGCGCATATCGACGGGCTGAAGCCGACCACGGCGATCCCTATCGTTCAAGCGCCGGTCGCGGACTGCATCGACATCGTCATCCAAGACCTGAAGCCCGACACGCAGGCCGTTCGCGAAGCGGTGGCCGCCGAACTACAAACGATGTTCCGGCGCGAGACGGTGCCGAGCATCCCTGGCGATCTCTTCACGCTCTCGCGGTCGTGGATCGAACAGGCGGTCAGCAATGCGACCGGCGAGCGTAGCAACACGGTGTTCGCCCCGTCGACTGACATCACGTTCGGCCCCGGCATCATGCCGTGCCTGCGGAGCGTGACCTTCACCAAGAGCAGCAACACTAGCAGCTAGGATACACCATGCCTGTGCTTTCATGCCCGCAGGGGCCACAGGACCCGCATTGGTGTCCGCAGAACACCGACGACGCCTTGCCCGCCGTGCTTGGTCTCATGCCGCCTGGTCCGGCCTGGGATGGCGCGGCGGTTGAGGGTACGGTCCAGAACTCCTATTGGAGAGCATACGCTAACGTGCTCTCCTACACCTACCAACGGCTCTGCAAGTACGTCGACGAGTTCTTCTGCAAGACGGTCAACGAGTCGCTCGATCAGTGGATCGCAGAGTACGGGTTAGACGACGAGTGCGATCCGTACGGCCATAACCTGTGCATCAAGGTCGCGGCGCAAGGCGGCGCTACGTGCGATTATTTCGTGCAGATGGCGCAGCTCTCGGGCTGGTCGATCACCTGCGAAGACACGACGGATATCCCCGAGCCCATCGCCGGATGCTTCGAGGTCGGATGCACGCCTCTCGGTCCCACGCCGACGTATGCCGGTTATGGCAGCATGATCGGATACGGTCAGCGGCAGCCCTGCGATTACGGCGAAGTCGTCCACCATCCCGATCCGGATAAGTGGGAGAACGGCTACACCAACGGGGCGTCGTGCCTGGTGCCTGGTAGCAATCTCGGCCAGGGGCCGGACACTGACGAGTCGTGTTGCTTCATCTGCGGCTACTACGATTTCAACCCGCCCGACAACGTCGCACCGTCCAGCACGTACTGCCAGGACGAGGCGCTGCGCTTCGACTTCGAGTGCCCGCGCACCGACGTTCCGTCCGATGGCGTCATCACACCCAAGCTGCACACCGCTGGCGCGTATGACGACAACGGAAACTACAGTGAGTGGGGGCACGCGTTCGTGTGGACGGTGACTGTCGACCTGGCGGCCTCGCAAGCGGCGCAAGCCGCGCAAGCAGCCGCAGCGCCGAACACCGATCCGGGCAGTCAGGCCGGTTGTCTGATGGCGGGCAACATCACCTTCCCGAATGCCGATGGTGAGATCGGCGGAACACCCATCTGCAACGATAACACGGTCGGCGACACGCCGACGTTCGTGCTGTGCTTTCTCAACCGCATCAAGCCCGCACACACCGTGTTGAACGTGGAAATTCTTCAGCCATGAGTCTTTTCGGACCTCAGAACGCCAACGCTGCGACTGCATTGCCTGATGGCACGCAGCGCCAGCGCTACGGCGCGCAACAGACGTATGTGAAGGACGCGTCAGCGCCCGGTATGTCAGACGGTACGGTGCTCGATGCGGCTTTCTACAACCGCATCATCTCCAATCTTGAGTACGTCGTATCCCAGGGTGGCGCAGCGGGCTTGCCTCCTGGCAGCGTGAACGCCCTGCACCAAGGCATTCTCGGCGTAATCGGGGAGGGTGCGCCAGGAAACCTTCAGACGGTCGCGCAGCTCGCGGCTGCCATCAACGACGATCCCCAGGTGTGGACGACGCTTACCGGCCAGATCAATGCTTGCGTCCGGTTCGACAAGAATCAGACGTTGTCTCCCTCGCAGGTTTTGCAGTTCCAGCAGAACGTAAAGCTGATGAACGTGGCGTTCACTGGCAACTATGCCGACCTGAACGGCAAGCCAGCGTTGGGTTCGGCCGCGTTCCTGAATGTCGGTACTGGTGCCAACCAGATCGTGCAGCTTGGCTCGGATAGCAAACTCCCTGCTATCGACGGGTCTAAGCTGACTGGCATCGCATCGACGCAAGTCTCGGGGCTCGGAACGGCTGCGACGAAGAACGTAGGCGTGGCGGCTGGCAACGTCGTTCAGCTCGACGCCACGACTGGTAAGCTGCCCGCTGTCGACGGTTCGCAGCTCACCAACATCAGCGTGGCGGGAGTCGTGCAGCCGGTGCTCGGGCAGTGCCGTCTCTCGCTCAACGGCGGCAATCTCTCGCTCAACCGTTTTCGAGGCAAGTATCTGACGGTAGCGGGCACACCCTGCATCATTCCGTCAGCGGGTGTCACGCTCGCGGCGACCGGGCTGACCGCTGGAACGCTTTACTACATCTACGCCACGCAAAGCGGCGGCACAGTCAACGCTCTCGTAGCGTCGACGAACGGACACTCTACCGACACCACAGCCGGTAACGAGGGCGTTGAGATCATGACCGGCGACAACACGAAGACCCTTGTCGGCATGGCCCGCCCCATCGCTGGTCCTGCGTGGACGGACACTAGCTCCCAACGTTTTGTTCGGTCGTGGTTCAATCGACCGCCGCTGCGGATGACGGGGGCGCAGACAGGCAGCAGTGTGGGGCTCAACGCTACGCCGCAAGAGCTGGCTGGGCCGTCGCGCTGTGAGTTTTTGGCGTGGGCAGATGAGGGCGGAGATTTCAGCGTATCGGGGGGCTACTACTCGTCGACCGCTGGTTTGATCGCTTCGCTGCTTGTGTTTCTCGACAACTCGCAGACCGGCTACGCGTCAACGGCTAACACAGACGGCAGCGGCCGTGTGCTGCCTCTTTCGACGCGCGTAGCGCTGAGTCCGTTCACGGAAGGATACCACTACGTCACGCCAGCGGGTTCGGTCAGCTCGGGCTCGGCGTTCGCCTACAACGTTTGGGTAGCGGGCTCGGTTCATTAAGACCGCGCCTCCCCAAAACAATTCCCCAGGAGACACCATCACATGACTGGTACAGCGTTTGGGCCGCAAGGCCCGAACTATTCGACCGCGCGCCCGCCTGCCGACCCGAAGGCCAGTGCGGGCACTGATACGTGGTTCAAGAACTGTTCGGCCGCTGGCGCGAAGGACGGCACGTTCGCGACGGCCGACTTCTTCAACGTCTTCATCGGCAACCTCCGCTACCTTGTGCGCCAAGCAGGCGTCACGCTCGACGACGCCACGGACACGATGGTCTATCAGGCCGTGCTGTCCATGATCCAAGCGAACATGGGCGGCGGTGGAGGCGGCACGCCGACTGTTGGCACGGTGCCGTATGGCAACCCGACGCTTTACGTTCGGACGGACGGCAACGACGCAACGGCTGACGGCTCCGCGAATACGTCCGCCAAGGCGTTCGCTACGATCCAGGCCGCGCTCAATTACGCGCAGAACATCTGGTCGCTCGGCGGCAAAATCCTGAATATTCAGCTCGGCAACCCCGGAACGTATGTCGGGTTTGTCACCGTCGTCGCCCCGATGACCGGCGTCAACATCGTTGGTGATCCGGCGAACCAGTCGGCCTACGTCATCCAGGCCCCGCCGACGCTCACCGGCTACTCCGCGCTCGTTTACGCGGGTGGTGCTGCTCTGAACTTGCGTGGTCTCACCGTCTATACCACGCGCACCGACATGCAGTTGATCCAGGCTGCGTACACCGGCACGATCTCGATGAGCAACGTGACGGCGCAGTTCGGTGCTACCTCGCCGAACTATCATATCAACGGCGTCAGCGGCGGCTCGGTCAATATCAACGGCAACGTCAACATTCAGGGCAACAGTGCCTCGGCGCTCTCGGCGCAGGTTGGCGGAAGCGTTTCGGTGCAGACAAGTTGCACGGTGACGTTGGTCGGCACCCCGGCGTTCTCGGTCGGCACCATATACGCCGGAGCGGTTGGCTCGGTCTATCTGGTCGGCGGCTTCAGCGGAACGGCGACCGGCCCTGCCTACTACGGTTATCAGAGCGGTGCGTTCCTCACGGGCGGCAAGACAATCCCCGGCAGCACCGCTGGCGTTCTCGCTTCAGGAGCTACCTTCTCATGACCTTGTTTTCTACCCCTTTCAACCCGATGAACTGGTACTTCCTGTCGGAAGACGGTCGCATCTACAGCACCGCTACGATGTCACTCGTCGCGGCGAGCGACGCCGCCTTCCAGGCGTGGCAGTCGATGGGGCTGGTGCCGTCGCCCTGGCCGGGTAACGGCGCGGCCAACCAGACGGAGGACACGATCCGCGCGCAGCTCGTCCCGTACGGCTGGCCCTGCGGCGACATCTCGCTCCGTCAGTTCTTCCAACAGCTCGCCATCGCGGGGATCATCACGCAGGACGAAGCGCTCGCGGTCTATGACAACCGGCGCACGCTGCCCGCGAAGATCGAGACGGTGGTTGCGGCGATGTCGGCGAACGACGCGTTCGATGCCCGCATGCACCTGCTCGGCGGACAGACCGTGGAGCGCAATCATCCGATGGTGAAGATTTTCTGCACGTCACAGAACATGACGCCGCTGGATATCGACGCGTTCTTCCGGGCCGCAGGGGCGCTGCACTAACAGCCTCTCAGCTCTATCAGTCGCAGAAACGGCCGTCCCTCGGGGCGGCCGTTCTGCATTCAAGGATCACCCATGTTCAAGCAAATAGAAGCTCGGCTCGTCGCCGACTGGCGATGGGTGGTGAAGCGCTCTTGGTCTGTGCGCTTCCTCGGCCTGTCGTGTCTGTTCGAAGGCGCGAACGCAGTGCTGCCGAGATACGAGACCTTCTTCAACTACAACCTTTTCTCGGTGCTCACGCTCGTCTGCACGGTGGGCGCACTCGCATCGAGATTCATCGCCCAAGAAAAGGAAGACTGACATGGCACCCACAAAGCGCCAACTCGTCGGGGGCATGTCGGTCGCCGCACTGATCGCCGCCGCTATCCCCATCGCCATCCCGAGCGTGCAGAAGCACGAAGGCGTCTGGTACACCGCGAAGATCGACCAGATCGGAACGGGCAAGCCGGTCACCTGGTGCTACGGCGAGACTGAAGGCCCCGTGAAAGTGGGGCAGCGTTTCACTCCGCGAGAGTGTACGCAGATGCTCTCGAAGAAGCTCGTCCGCTATGCCAATAGCGCCGTGTCGTGCATCTACGTGCCGATCTCGGCCAAGATGCTCGCCTCGTTCATCGACTTCAACTACAACGTCGGCGAATATCGGTTCTGCCATTCGAGCACCGTCGAGCTTCTGAACAAGCGCGAGTACGAGGCTGCCTGCGAAGGCATGCGTAAGTACACCCTCTCTGGGGGCCGCTTCCGTCAAGGCCTGCTCAACCGGCGCATCGACGAGATCGCGCTGTGCAGTGACGGCATTCCCGCAGCGAAGGCCGGGAGGATCGAATGATCCCGGCCTGGCTGACCTGGCAAGCCATCAGCCTGATCGGCGGTAAGCTCTGGAAGGGCTTCTGCGACTTCATCTCCACGCCAGTAGGCGCGGCGCTCGTCGCCGGGTTCTGCCTGTTCTGGATCGGCGTCTGGCATGAACACGGCAATCTCGTCGAGGCCGTGAAGGCGAAGGACGCCGCGTGGCAAAGGAAGTGGGACGACGCCGAGAAGCAAGCTGAGCTGGATCGCCAGAAGCGCGACGCGCTCATCCAAGCTGACATGCAGGCGAAAGCCGACAAGAGCTTGTCCGAGGTCAGCTCCCGCAAAGATCAACTCGAACAGATGGTCAAGGACTATGAGGACCAACAGCTTCTACAGGCCGCGACGGGCAAGCCTGCCTGTCCTCCTGAGTACACTGACGACTCTGACGCTCGGTGGCTGCGTGACATCGAGCGACACAAGGACGCTAAGTCCAAAGCAGGCAGTCGACCTGCCCTCCGAATGCGAACGATTGATCGTTGACGTTCCGATCCCTGGTGTCGTCGACGCACACGGCAAGCCGATCATGAGGCGCGTCGTTCTGAGGCGAACTCAAGCCGCGATGGTCGAGCAGCACGAATACAACGCTGCGGCCCGTGAGTGCTTCGCCGATCAGCGTAACGCCTATCAGTCGAAGTGATCCGGCGCAGACGGGATACCTGCCGGAGACCCCGAGGCGGCCCGCAGTCCTGACCGGCTGCGGGCCTCTTTTCGTGTGGACTGCCATTTAATTGACGGAACCGATAGGTCTGTGAGATAGCAGACCTTACAGTCCCGAACCCATGAGGACCACCCCCTTTGACCGTTAACCTGAAACGGCGGAACGAGATTTTCGCCAAGTACGTCGAGCTGAAGGACTTGCAGGCAACAGCCGACGCGATGGGTCTGACGCGCGATCACGTCCGCAAGATGCTCAAGGCCGCAGGCGTCGTCACCAAGGCCGTGTCAGCCGCCGAGGCTGTCCCTGTCGACTCCTTGCTGCCGCTCACGCCCCCGCCTGCGCCCGAGCCCGTCCGGCTCGACCTGGCGGAGAAGCACCGTTTCGAGCAGAACGAGAAGGCCCTGAAGCGCCAGCTCAAAGACCTGACTGCCCGTCTGGTCGCCGCTGAGGATCACCGCGCCTCGATCCTCGGCTTATCGTTCGAGCCGGTCGAGCCGATATGCAAGCCCTGGGTCTTCCAGCAAGGCGAGCGTGGCCGACAGGCTGCCATCCTGCATCTGTCCGACACCCATGACGGCGAGGTCGTGAACCTCGAAGAGATGATGGGCGTCAACATGTTCGACCGTGACATCGCGCGGAAGCGCTTCGGCCGGTTGTTCGAGACGGCCTCGATCCTGACGACCTCATCCTGGCCGCGCTCAGACGGAGCGCCTTTCAGAATCTATCTGTTGCTCGGCGGCGATCTCATCAGCGGCCACGGTCTGCATCCCGAGCTGGCGGAGACCGACTACGGCACCGCGTACGAACAGTGCAAAGCGGCCTCGCAGAACATCGCGAGCGGCGCGCTCCGTTGGTCGCTCGAACTGAAAGAGCATTGGGGCCACGATGTCGAGATCATCGTCATCGGCGTGCCCGGCAATCACGGCCGCTCGACGCCTGGCAAGCCGCGCGCAAAGCTCGCAGCCCTTCAGTCGTATGACACGCTCGTCTTCGACTTCGTCGAGATGTCGCTGAAGAACTATCCGAACTTCAAGTTCTATTCGACCAGGGCGTTCGACGCGTACTTCGACATCGTCGGGTGGCCGACGCTGCTCACGCACGGCGACCGCATGAGCGCAGGCGGGGGCACCGGCTTCATCGGCCCCGCAGCGAACATCGTGAAGGGCCACAAGAAGGTGATGCTGACCGAGGCGCAACAGCGCAGGCCGGTCAAGTTCATCTTCAGCGGACACTTCCACACGCGGCTCGTTACGCCGTGGGGCTTTGCGAACGGATCGCTGATCGGCTTCAGCGAGTTCGCCAAGAGCATTCGCGCCGACGCGGAGCCAGCGTCTCAGAACTTCGTCGTTCTGCATGAGCGCCTCGGGCTGCTCCGTGAACAGCCCATCATCGTGGGTCGGCCCGAAGAGGGCTCGATCTACTCACCCACAGGCGGCCTGATCCTTCCGTCGCCTGATCTCTGACCCAGGAGACGTTATGCGCAAGCTGATCGGCGCGGCGCTTGCCGCGCTGTGCCTCTTCGCGACTTCCGCCGAAGCGCGACCCCATCACAGGAGCCATCATGCTCGACATCATACCGTTGCTCGCCACGACGTACGTGTCGCCCGTTCAACCGATTCCATTTTCAGTCTATTTGGTCACGGCGGCAGTTCGCTCGTTGCTGAAGCTCGCAGCCAGGTAGGCAACGGCGCGATCTACGGCCGGGCCAATCTCTGGTGCGCTCGCTTCGTCAACTACGTGCTGAGGGCCACCGGCCACACCGGCACGAACTCCGACCTGGCGTTCTCGTTCGCACGCTACGGCCGCCGCGTATCTGGGCCGCAACCCGGCGCAATCGCCGTGATGGCCCGTAGGGGTGGCGGCCACGTTGGGATCGTCTCGGGCGTAGACCAGGCAGGCAACCCGATCCTCGTCTCTGGGAACAACCAGGGCAGGGTCCGCGAGACGGTCTACCCGGCAAGACGCATCGCAATGTACGTGGTTCCAGACTGACAGCCTCAACGGCTCCCAGGCGGTAACCCAAAAGTCTATTAGGCCCTCCCGAGCAGTCGGGAGGGCCTTTTTCCGTATTTGTTCTACTCCCGCCTAGCTCGGAAACCGTGTTAGGTTTCGGTCGTGTTTGACACCTAACAGGCCTCCGTAGTATTACGGCCCCTGTGAGAACTTGCATTTCGAGAATAAACAAAGCGCCGCATTTAGGCGAAGAGACAGGAGACGTATTGTGCGTAGAGGTATGACGGCCGCAGACAAAGAGCGGATAGCGCAGTTCGGCAAGAAGGTCGAACGGCTGATGTTGGGCAAGGGGTGGAGCGGCGCTGACCTGGCGCGCGAGATGGAGCGGCATGCCCCGAAGGGCGTGACCATCGGCAGGCATATTCCCACGGCCTATATCCGTGGTGAGAACGAGCCGACCCAACGCAACCTGATGCTGATCGCCAAGGCGCTCGGCGTGAAGCCTGAAGAGCTGATCGCCCCTGCGCCTGGTGAGGGCGGATCGGTCCCGCAGTTCGCGCAGGCTACCAGCACGCTCGACGGGAAGACGCGCATCGTTGTCGACGCCGAGGTCGACGCCGAGACGGGGTTGCAAATCCTTCAGCTCGTACGCAAAGCGCAACAACAGTCGTCGACGAAGCGCTCTGCGTCGTGAAGGGTATTCTAATATTGATGGGGGTTGTGCTGCTCACGGCGTTCGTGGGGATGAACGTTGTTGCGGCTGCGGGATGGCTTAGCGGGTGGTTGTTTGGATCGTAGCGCCCATTGATTGATGCACGACGGCAACACGCGGCGGCTTTGAGCCGCCGTTTCTTTTTCCTGTTAACTACCCGTAATTGTTCTGTGTTGCGAAACATCCGACAAGCTGATTTACATTTCGTCACTTTAGGAGGCGCGCAAATGCACCGACCGGAGTTCCAAAAACAAGAATCCTAGTGTGGAAAACAGAGTGATGGCCGAAGTAGTTCTTTTCCCTCTCAACGCCAATGATCCCAACGTCGATCCTTCGCTGATCGACCCACCCTCTTTGCTCGCGGAATCTTCCAAAGCACGCGAGATCATCCTTGAATTAGAACATGAACTGAACGACGCGAAGTGCGTAATTGCGGATCAGGCCATCGCACTCACCAAGAACAGCTCCCGACGAAGAGGCGCGAAGCTTCTTCTGGCAGCCATCGCCGCGTTCTTGATCGGGTGGGTTATCGACCCGCCCGCGCCGATCCACAGGCTGATATATGGCGACAAAGCCATAGCGACGGAACTAAGCTATCGGTTCCCGCACGCCTGCACCTTTACCTGCTCCATCCCTCCCAAGACCGACGCCCGAGACATCTAAAAGAACGCGCTGTCGTCGTAGCTGTGGGTCACCACGGCTTGATGCTCATCGCCTTCAGCGAATACGACCGTGTCGCCCGGCATGACCTCCGCGACGGCACGGTGATCCCAGAACCGATGGACGAAGTCCGGTCGGCCGAACGTCTTAACGGCGTTCAGATATCGGTCGTCCTTGAAGCGCACGAAGTGCAGCATCGGCTTCTTCCCTGCAAGATGACCCGCGTGCGTGCCCCAGGCTGATCCAGCCGCCGCAGTGCTGGCATCTGTCCCTAGAGCTGCCAGGGCAAGGCCAGCGAGGCTCGCTCGAAGGCGACAGGATGGCCTGCGTGATGTTCTCGACCATTTTCATCGTCCACCCCCGTAGCGCTCCAACCATTCCTCGTAGGACATCTCGCGTATGTCCATGATCTGCCGCAGCGCCAGCTCGGCGAACGCCTCGTAGATGCGCTGCTTGGCTTCACGCCCGGCGCGCTCGTAGGCTTCCAGCTCTTCGAGCTTCCGGATCACGGGGTTGGTCACTTCCACTCCGGCCCCTCCGGCCTCGGCATATCCTCGATCTCGTATAGGGCCGCCAGCTCGCGCTCAGTGAAGCGGTGCTTGGCGCTCGGCCGCGCAACGTACGTCACGCTCTCTTCGACCCCTACGTGGTTCAGGTACTTCCACAGGAGCGTCTTGTAGTCGACGGCACCCAGGGCCGCCTCGATCTTCCCGGCGAGCGACAGGCAGGCGTTGGCCGACAGGTAGGGCATACCGCGCTCTTGCTTCCAACGCTCGACGATCTCGACCGCAACGGCGCGCAGCGCGGGGTCTGAGCTACGTTCCGCCTCAGTCTTGCCGTCGCCGGGCCAACGGTATGCGGCGGCGTGCAGGACACGCTTGCGCAAGGTCTCATCGGTCTCGCCGGGCCTGCGCGGCATCGTGCCGACGTGCAAGGCCCACTGGTCGAGGTCCAGCCCGGTAGCAATATTCGCATCTACTTTCGGTCGTTCCATCTGTCATTCCCCTCGACTCAGCTATATGCCGCTCAGCGGCCGGTAGACGCTCGTCACCTATCATACCTTACAGGCCGAGCAAAGCGTTTTCTTTGATTTCCGATCCTAAGCCATTGGTGGAATTGTGGTGGGGTCCTCGGGGTCTTTGAGACCAACCCCATTGAAAACATTGAATAAGCTTCGGACTCTTAATCAGCGGGTCCCAGGTTCGAGCCCTGGTGCGCCCACCAATCAAATCAATAGGTTGGCAGCCCTTCGCGAGATCAAAACTAGAACCTGTCAGCGGGTCTTTGAACAGTCTTTGACGTAAACGAGCCCGGTTCGTTCCCCTCGACCTTACAAGCTCCTGACGCAAACATGCCAGCGAGCTTCGCCATCGCGCTCTCCGCCAGGCGCAGATCGCGCCCGAGGTAGTGCCGGTCCAGAATGTGCTCCACGTCCTTCAGGCTGTGGCCGGTGAACGTGGCGATCTCCGGCACTGTGCATTCGGCGAGCGCCAGGCGCACCACCGCTGAGCCGCGCAGATCGTGGAACGTCAAGTCCTCGTTGATCCCCACGTCGATCAGGGCGTCGCCCCAGGACGACCGGAAGCCGTCCTCTGTCCACGGCTTGGCCCGAGAGTTGGTCAGCACCAGCGGCCCGACCCGCTTCATGGAGTCGAGGTAGGTCTTGAGCACGGGGCTGACAGGGATGGTGACCCGCTTGGCCTTGGCGACCTTGCCGTGGCGTATGGTCTTGCGCTGCGTGAGCCTGATGTAGGTTCCGTCGTAATCCGACCAGCGCAGGCGGATCAGATCGCCCTCCCGCTGGCCGGTCCAGATCGCGAGCATGAGCGCGTCGACGATCCGCTCCGGGGCTTTCTCGATCATGAGCCCGAGCTGCGCTTCGGACCATATCTTGTCGAGGCGATCCCCGCCCTCGTAGAGACGGCCGCCGCGCTCGCAGGGATTGACGCTGATGCGTCCGCGATCCTTGGCGACGGAGAAGATGCGGGCGAGCACGGTCCACGCATAGTCGGCCTTGCGAGGCTTGTCTGCGAACCCATCGCGCCAGGTCTTGAAGACGCCACGCGCGCCCTTCTGTTCGACGGCCGCAATCGGCATCGTGCCGAACTCTTGCTCGATGAGGGCGATGTAACGGAGGTAGTCTTTCTTCGTCTTGTCGCTGAGCACTCGGTACTCGGACGACGCTTTGAACTCGACGATGAGCGCGAAGACCGTGGCGTCTGACACGGTCTTCTTGCTCGCTATGTGCTCGTTGAACTCGGTGATGAATGCGGGCGTGCCGTACTTCGCCTTGATGCGGGGGCCGCCCTTCCACGCGTAGTAGTACCGACGCTTCTTGCCGCCGCCGATCTTGGCGTCGGACCAGAACAGGCCGAACAGGTCTACGCGCATCACGCTCTCCTAGCTGACAGCCCTCCGCCTGGAAGCCTGCCAGTCTGCGAGGGGATCGCCCGAGACGGTCTTTTCGGTAGGCAGACCGGAAGCCCGGTCCAGATACCAATCAATCGCCTTGCGGTCCCACCGCTGCGTGCCGGGGATCGCCCCCGGCACAATACCCCTCTTGACCCAGGTGTCGAAGGCGTCGGTGCTGCACCCGCAATAGGCTGCCGCGTGTTCCTTCGTCAGGCCGCGAGGGGCGATCTGGTCGGCGGGTAATATCACAGACCTTACAGTCTGTCCACAGGGATCGACGCCACGAACGACTTGGCCCGGCCGTAGAAGTATGCCCGTTGCTTGCACCGTTCGATATGCGAGTCCCGAGAGGGCGACGGCGGTTCGTTCAGCATATTGTCGACCGCCCTGCCTGCGATGTCCTCGGCGCTCGCCAGCGCGTCGTAGGCGTCGTCGAGAGCCTTCCGGCGCACCGCCACCAGGCGCAGGCGGCGCTTGGCGTGAAGGTCCCAGGCCACGATGCAGAGCAGGGCGGCCACGCTACCGTAGGTCAGGATGAGAGCCTGATCGTAGAAGTTCATGCCGCCAGCCTTTCCTGCTCGACCGTACCGGCCCCGCTGCGCGGATTGTTGTCGGGGGTGGGGTAGGCCTTCGCCAGGACGTTGACGCCTCGCACCCATGCGGCGTTGAGCTGCTTCATGGTCTCGGTGCTCGGGCACTTCACCAGCTCGACGATCAGGCCGCCGATCTCGTCGGCGATGTCCTTCAACATCTTGCGGATCAGGATGTCGGGACAGGCCTTCGAGGCTTCCCGCAGTTCGAAGAGAAACGACTTCATTGACCAAACCCAATAAGGTTAGCGACGACGATGAGAATCTTGACCGCGATCATCAGGCCGCATCCGAGGGAGACACCGCCTACGATGCCAATGGCGGTCCCCTTCAGGATCGCCACGGCGCATTGCTTGAAGCTCCGCATCAGTCTGTCTCCACGCGTTTGAAGTAGACGCGGTAGACCGAGAAGCGGGTCTTGACGATCACGTCGCCGTGTTGGTCGAAGAACATCTCTTCGATGCGGCTTGTGGTGATCGGCTCGCCGTCGATGAAGCGACCCTTGGTGTCGCCGTAGACAGGGCCTTTGACGCAAGGCGCATGCGTCGGATCGCTGGCCGTATCGTTGTAGAAGACCGCTTCCTTGATAGTGCCGTGGACCTGCATAGGTTCCTTTCCGAGAGGCTTGCGATTCTCCGCCCACACGAACTTGTTCTCCGTGGGGCTGAGCGACTTCGAGTTCTGATCGCCAAGCGTCTCGGCGACGAGAGCCCACATGGGGTGATGGTGGGAGCCCGCGCCGAGCCTCCACTGCGTCGTGTTCTGATTGACGAACTCGCGGAAGAGGCGCAGCGCGGTTGTCGGGTCGATGGCGGCCATCAGAACTTCTTCCCGTTGGCAGCCAGGCGCTTCCGGCTTGTGGTCCGCGCGATGCTTGTTGTACTCGCGCTTCTCGGCGACAGCGGTCCACAGGTCGTAGCCGTGCTGCTTCGCGTACCCTTCGATCAACGCGATGGCGTGGATCAGCCGCAACGCGCGATCGCGATTCGACATTGCCCGGTTGACGTTCGTCACCATGCGGCTGATGCGGAGCAACGCCTGACCCTTGTTGGCCGGGAGATCGTCGACAGGGGTCTTGAAGTTGAACGACGACGAGAGCGGAATGCTACCGAGGATGTCCCCGATGCGAATGACAGCGTCGGCCAACTCGACTTCCGCCATCTTCCGCTTCGGCAGATGGTCGTCCATCAAGTTCTTGCGCTCACCTTCCATACACTCCGCCAGCTCGGACACGACGAGCATGAGCATCTCGCCCATGTTGCGGTTGAGCTTTTCGCCGGTCGCCGGATCGTGCCACCAGTGCGCGTTGGCCGCATGGACTTCCTGCGCCCATGCGTTCAGGCTTGCAGGACGGCCCTGCTCGAAGCGACGAAAGTCCCATCCCCCGCTCTCGCCCTTGTTGTAGTCGTCGTTTTCGAGAACAGCGTATCCGTTGTGGAAGCCGACGATGTTGTACGTCTTGCCGACCGTTAGACGACGGTTACCCTCGATGCAGCGAGCGGGGCCAAGCTTCAGCGCGCCCTTCTTCCGATTCCACACGTCAAGCGCCTTCTCGGCCTGTGCGCGCGTCACGAACATCGACGCCGAGGGCGGAACGTCGCCAGCCGTGAACAGGTCATCGTCCTCGTTGACACGCGGGTCGATGTACGGCGTGCCGATCCACGGACGCTGCTCCTGCATGCGGGGCAGGGCGCGCGACGACGGACGCATCTGTTCGCCGTACAGTTCGCGCGGCGCGAGCGGCTTGGCGTCTGCGGGCAGAACGTCCTCGTTGAAGGACGCCTCGCGGTCGCGCAGCGCGTTCGCGACCTCGGACGGTTCGAGGCGTTGCGGCAACTCGGCCAGTTTCTTGCGGGCGAACTCCGCGACGGCCGGGAGGTCTTCCGGCTTCACGTCGGTCAGCCGGTTGGCCTTTCCGTGGACCCTGACGGCCGTGACAACGTGGAGCCTGTCGGGGTACGCGTCGCGCAGCTTCACCAAGAGCGCCTTGACCTCAGAGTGCGTCAAGGTGGGAGGCGCAGGCGGAGCGCCGGTCTTCGCAAAGGCGATCAGATCGGCACGGAGCTGCGCCGCCATCGCAGTTTCGATAGCCTCGCGCGTCGCACGATAGCTGCCGCCGAAGTCCTTCGGGATGAGAAACAGAACAGTGGGGGTCATGGTAGGTGACAATCCTTACAGGCCAGACGCAGAAAGATAGGACCGGAGGGCGATGGTCCCGTGTGATGACGTTCCGAGGTAGGCGTCGAAGAACCAACCGCGCTCGCGCGCTATCGACACCCACGCCTCTCGAAAGATGTAGTTGAAGCGCATGCGAGCGATTTGCATGGCCCGCCCTTTGGCCTTGTCTTCAGGTGACATCGTAGGCTCCCTTGTACGGATAGAGGATCGCGAGTTCGGAGACGGTGAGCTTCCCGATCTTCTCGGTCAGCTCATGTTCTTGCAGCGGCACAGGCGGCCTGCCTGCGGCGCTGAACGGCTTTTCGTGCCAGACCTGGGGCTCCGGTCCTTTCAGGCCTTGCACATAGACGAACGTAGACATGGGGGTCCTCCTGTTTGAAGTTCACAACGCTCCGGCGAGCGCTTCACGGGCGCGATGGACGCGAGACTTGACCGTCCCCATCGCGACGCCGGTTATCTCCTGCATCTCCTGATACGTGCAGCCGATCCCTGCGAGCACAACGGCATCCGCCTGCGCGTCGGGGAGATCGAGCAAAGCATCCCACGCCTCGGCCAGGATCATCGCGCGCTCCGGGTTCTCCGGCGCAACGATATGGTCCGCGTAATCCAGCTCGCCCGTATAGGTCAGCCGTTGCAGGCGCGGGCCACCGCCCTTCTGCTTGCGGTAGCCCTTGTTGAACCGATCACGGATCAGGTTCTTCAGGATCGTCATCAACCAGCCTTCCAGATTGCGGCCGTCGAAGCGCTTCCGGTTGGCGAGCGCGTTGACCATCGTCTGCGAGACCAGATCGTCCGCGTCGTCGGCATGGCCGATGTTTTTGAGCGCGTAGTTCTTGAGCAAGCGCCGCGATGCCCACACGCCCTGTTCGAATTGATCCATGCCGTCATTCCTTCTTGTAGCGATCATCGGACCAACCGCTGGCCGCGATGGGGAGCCCGAGCCGGTTGCCTTTCGGCAGAGCCCACACAGGCGGGGTGGTGAAGATTTCGTGGAACTCGTCCTCGCTGCCGAAGTCCTCGTCGGTCTCGGCAACGCCTTCGTCGTGGACGCTCAGCACGTTCTCGTAGCCTGCGGCTTCGGTGTTCATGATCGCGTTCGCCATCACGTCGCGAGCTGCGGCCTGCGTGACGTTCTCCGCGCCGAGCCCGCCGTAGTAGTGCTGGTCGGACCACTTGCGGGTGAAGCTGTCGTTCGCCTTGAAGATCAGCGTGCGCTTCGACTTGCCCCACGGGGTCGGCTTCCACTCGACACGCGGATACGGATAGAAGATCGAACGGCCACTCGGCAGCTTGCAGCGGAGGAACGAGCCGGTCATGTTGAACGTGATGAACTCGCCCGCCTTGAACTTCTGGCCGGGGTTCTCCACCGCGTTGATCGCCGCCTCTTCGAGGTCGTACCAGAACTGCACGATCTCCGGATTGTTCTCGCGCCAGGTGAGCTTGACCATCTCGGCCGCGAGCCAGGCCTTCTTCTTGATGCCCGACTTCCGGCCGCGATCCTTCCAGCCTTCGAGCGCGCGATCCCGGTTGTCCGGCGACGTGACGGCCCACACCGTGTCGAAGATGAGCGCCAGGTCGACGCGGTAGACCTTCGCCATGTTGGCGAACGCCGACGCGCCACCGCCGAAGCCGAGCGCGAGCACGGCGACCTTGCCGACCTGGCGCTGATCCTTGCTGACCTCTGCGACCGGGATGTTGTAAATCTGCGAGGCCGCGACCTTGTAGTTGTCGGGGCCGTTACCCTTATCGAACTCGAAGAACGCCGCGATAGCTTCGTGCGCGCCAGCCAGCCAGGGCAGGGTGCGGGCCTCGATGCCGGTCAAGTCACGCGAGCGCAGCACCCGGCCCTCGGGGGCCATGAGCATGCCGCGCAGAGAGTCGGCGACCACCGAGATCGGCGGCCCGAAGATCGCAGCAATGTCCTGCCGGGACCAACCGGCCTTGATGCACTTGATGGCGAACGGAACGTCGGTCTTCAGCGCGGGGTCGGGACGCGGCAAGTTCTGCAACTGCACGCCACGCGCGGCCCATCGGCCGGTCTGTGTCGCGCCGTGGTATTGCAGCGAGCCCTTGATCTTGCCGTCCTTGCAGACGCGCTCCGTGAAGGCCTTCAGCTTGGCGATGGACGCCTTACCGGCTTCTAGCCTGATCTCGACCGCACGGCGCGCATCGTCCGGCAGGTCGTCCCGGCCGAGCAGCTTTTCGAGCGTTTCCTTCGAGCAGTTCTCAATCTGATGGTCTGACAGCTCATCGGCCAGACGGGCGTTGACGAACTCTTTGAGCTGCTTGACCGCGCCGAGCGTCGAGACGCGCAGTTCGGTGACCTGGCGCAGCTCGAACTCAAGGGCTTCCTTTTCCTCGTTGCAGATTTTCTCGGCCTTGGCGACCAAGTCCATGTCGACCATGATGCCACGGTCGTTGATGATCTGATCGAGGAACCAAAGCTCCTGCTCGCGCGAGATGAGCTTGGTGACGCGATGCCCGATGCCCTGCTCGACGCGAACGTCTTGCAGACAGTAGTCGTAGATGATCTTGAACTTGTCCGGCGCGTTCTCCGGGGTGAAGCGCGTTTCCGGGTTCTTCTTCGACGGCTTACGCGGCTTGCAGAGCTGCTTGATGACGCGCGAGCCGACATCGTCCTTGCGGATCGGCAGGCCGAAAGCCGGAGCGGCGTGCTCCAACTTCGCGGGCATGTTCATCGCCATCGCGCGGACCATGATGCAACGGTACTGGCGCAGGTCAGGGACCGGCCAGCCGTACTTCGGGCCTGCGACGTACAGCCAGATCAGCCGTTCGAAGTTGGCGTTCCAGGCGTGGACTTCGCCGCCAGCCTTGACGTGGTCGACGATGTCCTGGGGGCAGGGCTCGTCAGGAAACCAGAGCTGCGGTTCATCGTCGCCGAACGCATAGGCGGCGCAAAGAATCTCCGTGCTCTTGTGCTCGGCGTACTTGTGCGCGCCGACATCGGGCAGGTCGATCTCGCTGTACGTTTCCCAATCGAGATGCAGTTCGGCAGGCTTGTGGATCGCCGTGCGACGAGTGACGGGGCCATAGCCGAAGCGCTCGCGCAGAGAGGGGGGAACGTCGATCCCCATCTCGCGCATCATATCGGCGGCGCTGTCGTAGCCGAGCACTTCCCAATCGGCGAATTTGTCTAGGGCTTCATGCCGCATCGTAGCGCCCCGGATGTTTCTCGGTGCTGGTGAGCGGTTGGAAGCCACGGATCGGCGGCAGAAGCGTCGTCCAGATGTACCAGCTACAGTTCATGGTCGGACGGCCTTCGCCGGTCACGTCGAGCCGCCAGGTGAGCGGCAGGATCAACGAGGGCTTGTGCATCGCGAACAGCTCGACGCGGTTCTTGGCGTGGTACAGGCCGCTCGGCAGGAGCATCGCAATGTGGTCGATCCCCAGGATGGTCTGCGCGTGAACGAGGAACTCGTCCGACAGCGAGAAGGGAGGGTTGGTGATGATCGACGGAGCGAGCGGGCGATCCTGCGACAGGAAGTTCACGCCGATCCGGCCGTAGCCACGATCCGTCAGGTTAGACGAGAAGACGTTGAAGCCCGCAGCCAAGAGCTGCTTCGAGATATGACCGGCTCCGCAGGCGTTCTCCCACACGTCGTTCGGCCAGCCGATCTCGCGCAGGGTGGGGATCAAGGCGCGCGTCGTCCCCTCCGCAGTCGGAAAGAACTCATCGCCCTTCTCGCGCTTGCCGTTGCCGCCGTTCATAGCTGCGCCGATATTCTTCACTGTGTCTCCATTGTCGGTGATGCGAAAACGGGCGGGGTACTATCCCCCGCCCGCTGCGCTTCTTAGGCGCTTCGCATGCGGCCCTCCTGCGTTGGTGGAACATCGCTGTCCATTAGTGCAGTGGTCGAAATGTAAGCTGACGCACCTTACACGTCAACTAAATTCCCTAGCCGAGGGGGTCGTCCTCAGCCAGCTCCGAAGTCGCGGTGTTGAAGCCAAACAGTTGCTCATAGAGCGACATGTTGGTGTCGTGCGCCGCCTGCTCGTCGAGAGCTGCCGCTTCGTTCATGCGGATTTTCACCAGGGCGGCGACCTGCTTGAAGTCGACGCCGGTCTCGTCCGAACGACCCTTGATCTCGGTCTTCAGGTCGGCCTTCGAGTCGGTGTATTCCGCCTTCACGTCAGCGAAGCCCTGCTCGATGTTGAAGAGCCGCTCGACGTAGCTCTTCATGACATCGGTGTCGACGTTGTCGGCGTTGTTGGGTTCGTCACTCACGGTGTGTAGCCTCGCGCATGATGGCGATTGCGAAGTCGACCGCCTCGTCCCGATCCATGCCGATAACGTCCCCGTCGTTGACGCTGAACGTGAGCCAGTAGTGCTCACGCGCATTCACTGCGGGGTCCACCGAAGCGATGAGGGTGTCGCCACCCCCATCCTTGAACTTCAGCGTGCGCAGATCGGGGATGCCCCGGTCGTTCTTGAACTTGATCTTCGCCATCAGTCCAGCGCGTCCTCGTCTTCGTCCTCGTCGTCGACCGCGCTGAAGGCTTCGCCCTTCGAACCGCCGCCCTTCGAGATCGAGTCGTCGTTGCCGAGCAACTGAACGGCGTCGACGTAGAACTTGACGCCCTTGTTGTCGTCGCGGTTGTACGCCTTCGGCTGAAGCATCAGGCGACCCCAACGGCCGCTGTACGCCTCGGTCTGGATGTCGTCGAGATCGAGAACCTCACCGGCGCTGTTGCGCACGACCGGACGCTTCGAATAGGCGTTCGGGCGAATGAGCTTCCAGCCTTCCAGATCGACCGGCTCACCCTTCGACGTGATGTCGGCCAGGTTGATGTCGGCGTCGAGGAACGGGAAGTTCAGCTTGTGGTCGGACCACTTGGTGAAGTCGGACAGGACCGACGACTCGATGATCTTGCCCTTCTTGTTCTTGAACTTCTCGGCCACCGCCAGGTCGAGGATGACCTTCTCGATGGGCGCGTGGTTCACATGGGGCGCGAAGATCATCGACGCGGCGAACTGGCCTTCGTCATCCGGCTTGGCATCGCGGGCACGGAATTTCTTCGCGAGCGCCACGAACACCAGGCGTCCCTTCGGAGACATCCAGCGGTCTTCGCTCTCGATGTAGTGCCACTTCTTCAGGTCGGTAGTCATAGAAAGGTTACCCTCCTAGGTCTCAGGTCGTCAGGTGACAGACCTTACTCGTCACGCAAACGTCGCCGCTTTCCCCCACTCAAGGGGCGGGTGCAGGCGAAACCCAATTCAACTATGCCTCGGCGCGTTCAATTTTTGCGCGAGACAGATCGGCGTAGTATTTGAAGAGACTATGCGGCTGTCGGGAGGCTTCTACCTGTTGCCACAATATGCAGTGAGAGACCTCAACACGTCGGCTGTTGCCGGTGCGCCAGCACTTCAAGTGGATGCCGATATCGGTCAACTGGAAGTCGGTATAAATCCCGACGCCAAGCAACGCGCGGAAACTGTCGAATAGGGTCTCACTCATCGTCGTCCTCCACCGCACCGAACGCGTCGCCTGTGCTCAGCTTCGCCTGCTCGCGTGCGTCCTCAATGGGCGCGAGCACGTAGCCGCTCGATTCCTTCTTCCAGAACTTGTCGGGGCTGTCCGCCTTGCCGAACAGCTCGGCGAACTTCTTCTTGCCGACAGCCTTTTCGAGCTGCGTGAGCGTGAGCAGTTTGGGGTCCTTCAGGTAGTCGTCTTCGGTGAACCCTTCGAGATCGAGGATCGCGATGATCTCATCGTCGCCGATGGTGAACTTGCGATACGCTCGCTTGTCGACCAGCTTGTTGCCATCGGGGATGCGGCCGTCGAGCGCCTCGGCGTGGGCGTGCTGAAGCACGCGACGGATGTACCCTTCGTACACCCTGGCTTCGCGAACGATGCGCCCGAGCTGCGCAGACGTTAGGTCTTTCAGTGAGGGCAAGTGCTTCTCCGTGACTTCTTCGCCAGGCTTCAGCTTCTTCACGCCGAGGCCGTCGCGAACGAAGTCGCGGAGCGCCTCGCAGCCGTGAGCGGCCGGGCAGAATTTGCAGTGCTCGCCCGCGACGAGCGGGGCATTGGGGTCGTCCGTTGCCTGGGCGGCGACAGCCAGCTCAGACTCGAACTCGTAGAGGTCGAACAGATCAATCGTCTCTTCGCGAACCGCTCCGTCCTTGTGGTAGGCGCGCGGCTGGATGATGACGCTGGTGATCTTCTCGACGCCTTCCTTCTCGAACATCCGCGCTGCGCCGACCGCGTAGGTGCGGACCTGCGGGTTGTTCTTGACCTCGACGACGTGACCGCTGCCATACTTGTAGTCGAGCACGATCAGGTGCTTCGTTCGGCGCTTGTAGATCAGGATGTCGCCGGTCCCGAAGAGCTTCGGGTGTATCCAGCTCATGTCGAGCTTCGTTTCCAGCAACAGCTCGTCGCCGTCGACGCGGCTCAGATACTTCTCAATGGTCTCGATGGTCAGCTCGCAGCCCTCGACCATCTCTTCGTCGATCTCGAAGTAGCGCTCGCGGTCGATCTCGACGTTGTCCCCACTGCGCAGGAACTTCAGCTCGTCGCCAGTGGCCTGGAGGTCGACCAGGCCGCCGATCCAATCGCGCGGATCGTGGCCGTTGGTGATGATGAACTCGTTGAACTCATGCGCGGCCGTCCCTTCGAGGGCGAACACCGTGCTCTTGTTCTCCTGGCCCTCGGACATGCCGACAGAGCCCACGCAGACCATCCAACGGGATGCTGCGGAAGGTCCGAGCTTGCTATGTGCTCTGCCGGAATGCTGTTTCAACTCAGTGCCTCTTCGTCTTCCGCGCTAAGCGCGGGGTCGTGCCATTGCTGGTCGGACTTGCCTGGGAAGATAAAACCGCAGGGGCATATCTCCGGCCGCTTAGGTTGGTGGAGTGCGGGCCAGCCGCACGCGAGCGTCTGGGCCTCGCGCTCGTAGAACTCGCGTGCGGTGATCTCTTCGACGAGCGGGCCATCGGGCAGATCACCTTCAGTGAACCCCCTGCGACCCGACTCGCCGTCTTCCCAAAAGCGTCGGACGCCGTTGCTCACGGCTCGATGACGTTGGGCTTGCAGCTCTCGGCGTAGGGCTGCGTCTCCACGTTGCGAGACGAACGGAACGTGCTCTCGCCGTTGCGGATGCGCCGGACGATCTCCTGGCGGATGTAGGCCGCCGCGACGACGAGGTTCGCAACGTCCGATCCGTAGTCGCGGAAGCCGCCCCAATCCTTGGGGAAGACGGCCTGCTCGGCGAGCTTCAGCGCTTCCTCGCGCGTCCAGATATGCCCCTGGCGCGTCGCCAGATAGATGAAGTCGAGCTGCGCGACACCGGCCTGCAAGAGCTGGCCTTGCGAGATGTCGGCGCGGTCGTTCGTGTCGCCCCACATGCGGTCCTGGCGGCCGATCTCGGCGGCGATCAGGTTGTCCGCCTGCATCTGCGGCGTGGTGGTGATCGCGTCGTCCATGTTGATCCCGTACATCAGGCGGCCTTCACGTAGACGGCGGTCTTGCGGCCGTGGCTCTTCTTGGAGACCATCGCCGTGTACTCGCCGGTCGGCTTGATGAAGCCCTCGCTCACCGCCTTGCTCACCAGGCCGCCCCACGCGTTGGGGTGGCTCGGCTCTTCGTCGACGAGCGCGCGGATGTCCTCGCCCGTGCCGCGCCAGTCGGCGGGCAGGTTCTTGACGACGTACAGCGCGCCTTCCTTCCAGGCGGCGTTGTTATCGAGGGTGCGGTTGATGCCCTCGTTCTTCAGTTCTTGAGCGTTCATGCTCTCGGCTCCGTGGGTGGTGGGGATCAGGCGGCGCGCACGGCGGGCATCTGCCGCCGCAGATCGCGGATGATGCGGTTCACGACGCGCGAGCGCGGCGCGGGGACGCGGCTGTAGAAGTCGAGCATCGCGGCGGTTGCGACGGTCGGCTGCGCCAGGACGCCAGCGGCGACGAGCGCCCTGGCGGCTTCCTCGCGTGCCGAGTTCGCCATGACAGCGCGCTCGTTGAGCTTGGCCTTGTCATTGGCGGCGACGGCAAACATGCCGTTGCGCCACTTCTTCAGCCAGCCTTCACGGCGGGCGTTGTTGCGGCGAGCGCCGCGATAGCTATCTGCGTTACGCATGGGGGGGGGGGGCTCCGTGAAGGTGAGGGGACGCCCCGCCCTGTGAAGAAGGGCCGGGGCGTCATGGTGAAGGGATCAGGCCAGCAGCTTGCGGCAGGCGGCGGCGATGGCGGGCAGGAGGGCCTCGTCGACATCGCTGAGCTTCTTCGCCTTGCCGTGCTCGGCGACGAGCTTCGACACGATGGTCGCGTCCTGCGGGTGCTTGCCGCGCACTTCGACGAGCAGCTTCTTCACGTCGTCGTGCGTGAGCGCTTCGGCTTCGTCACCGTCGCTGCCTTCGTCGAGCGGATCGGTCTCGTCGGTCTCGGCCTTGGCGGCTTCCTCGGCGGCCTTCGCGGCAGCTTCTTCCTCGGCCTTCTTCTTCGCAGCGGCCTTCTCGGCGGCCTTCTTCTCGGCTGCGGTCGGGGCCTTGGTCTCGGTCTTGTCCTTCTCGCCAGCGGGCGGAACGACGACGGCGTCGCTGCGGAGGCGGGCCTGCTCAGCTCCGCTCAGCACCGCCTTGGTGCTGGTGGTGCCGAGCCAGGCGGCGACGTTGGCTTTCAGCTCGTCGGGGGTAGCGCCGCCGAAGGTCATCTGGAACGGGAACGGCATGTAGTCGTAGTCTCCTGTGGGGGTTGATAGGTGACGCGCCTTACACTGAGGTCAAGCGCGCTTGGGGTAATCGTCGTCTTCACCGCAGCCCTGTCCGCCGCGACCCACTGAGACGAATTGCTTCCAGTGGATCAAGCCGCGCTTGCAGGCGAAGTGCCAGGACTTGGCGAACTTCGGACCAGTGATGAAGATCGTGATGGTGCGGTTGCCCGCTACTTCGAGGCGGTGAAACATGTCGGCGCTGCGCCAGACGATGCCGCCTCGGCGAACCGTCCGGGCTTTGTGCAGCTCCGGACGGTTCGCACCTTCCGACGTGCGCGTGTAGAACTCGCGCAACGCGCCGGAGACCAGGATCGAGACAGACCACCACGGGTGCGAATGCAGGATGCGGTCGTCGTCGTGGTGGTAGAGATGCAGGTAGACGTTGAAGAACCTGTTGCGCTTGATCGCGTGCCAGCGCTCCATGTAGGGAATGCCGCGCTCGTCGCGCCCGATCTGAACGTCGGGCTTGCGCCGCTGCATGACGCTCCACACTTTGGCGCAGAGAATGTCAGTGATGAAACCGGGAAGCCGCATCGGTGTCTCCGTGTTGGTGTCTGTGTAATCTCACAGACCTTACAAGTTCGTCAATTAAATAGCCGTCGCGTATCGGACAGTTTGCGTTCGCACGCTGCGATGATCTGCTCGTCGAGCGATCCCACCAGCACAACGAAGCGCGTGAACTTCGGCTCGGGCGAGTTCATGTTGAAGATACGCGAGCGCGCTTGCTCGTTCTCGTCCCCCACCCATGACTGCTCCACGAACATCACGTCGTCGGCCGCGCTGAAGTCGAGACCGACACCCATAGCCGTGAGCTGACCGACGACCACCCGGCACTCCGGATCGGTCTGGAAGCGCTGCTTGATGCGTTGCTTCCGCGCGTCCGTGGTGCGGCCGTCGAACGCCTCCACGCCGAACTCTTTCAAGCCCTGGCGGATCGCGTCGATCACGTCGTGATGGTAGGCGAACAGGACGATCTTCGCCTTGGGATCGCCGCGCAGCTCTTCGGTGACGAGGTCGATCACGCCGGGCACCTTCGCCAGGCCGAACGTTCGGCGCAGACCGGCGACGTGCTTCTCCTGCTTCGCGAGCGCCTTGAGCGGGTTCGCAGACTGCAAGGCTTCGGCGACCAGCCGCCCTTGCTCGGACTGCATCAGCGCGTCGAGTTCTTTCTTTTCCTTCTGGCCTGCGCGCACGAACACCTTGGTAGGCGGGAGCATGTCGCGGCCGAAGACGCTCTGGCGCGTGCGCCGAATCACGAAGCCTGCAAGCTTCTGCTTCAGCTCTTTGTAGTTCTTTGAGCCAGCGATCTTCACGCCGAACGGCGTGTTGACCATGCGGCAGTATTTGTCGCGGAAGGCGGACCAGCTCAGCGGCTTGCCGCGCCCGTTGTCGATCAGCTCCGGGGCGAGCGCGCGGAGCATCGGCCACAGCTCAGTGGGATTGTTCGGCATCGGCGTGCCGGTCAGGCAGAAGACGTTGGTCGCATACTCGGCCAGGCCGCCGATCTTGTCGCACAGCGTGCCGTAGACGGCCTTCGTGCGCTGCGCCGCGCGATCCTTGGCGTAGTGCGATTCGTCGACGATCAGCACGTACTTCTTGCCGCGCACGACCTTCAGGACGTTCGGCGCTTTGTTGTAGCTGACGATGATGGCCCACCACCCCGCCTTGCGAAACTCCAAGATGGCTTCGCGCCAGCTTTCCTTCACGGCGGCCGGACACACGATAACGACCAGCTTGGCCTCAACCAAGTCTGCGCCACGGATCGCGACGTTGGTCTTACCGACGCGAGGCTCATGGCCGATCAGCGTGGCGAAGCGACCCGCCACGTAGTTGCCGTCCTCGATCTGGTATGGACGAAGCTCTCTACCCATTCACCACTTTCCGAGATAGTGCCCGACAGCCAGGACGGCGAGCAGCACGATCCACCCGCTCGGCACCGCCAGGTAGCCGAGCGCTACAATGTTCTCGCGGATGCTCACGCTCTGCCTTCGCAATAATAGTCGTGCATCGGCACGGGGCTGTGGCCGCTGCCCATACCGTGGTGCTCGACAAGGTCGCCACAACAGCAAGTCGTGCGGCAGTCGGCGTCGGCCGGGCAGTCCAATAGTGACACGTCGAAGTACAGCTCGAACGCTCCGGCGATGGTCAACGCAGGGCCTCGCTTCCAACAGACGAAGCCGCGACGCTTGAGCGCCGCGAACTGTCCGCCGATCTGATGACCACCAGGGGCCAACATCTCGTAGTATTGAGCGCCGTGTTGACCGACGCGCTCGACCACGCGTATCCCTCCGCGCGCCACGGCGAGAAGAGCGATGCGTTGCTTTTCGGTCAGCGGTCGGGCTACCAGCTTGCTCTCAGTCATTGTGCAGCACGATCTTTGTGCCGAACCCACCCGAGGCCGGACGCCAACCCATGTAGAACTCGACCGCGCCGTTGTAGGAGATGAAGGGCAGGGGTCCTGCGAACTTCAACATCGCCCACACCCACGGGATGTAGAACACGGGGTGGAAGGACGTGAGCACGATCCACAGCATCGCCATGAGCAACGCGGGCCAGCTAATCTGCGGCCATAGCAGCGCCCACTTCCAGCCGGTCTTCGGCGGCGTAGCGTCGCGCCAGGTGGTGAGCAGGACGGGGGCGGTGCCCTCGACGCGGTAGTTGTTGTCCTCGACGCCGAGGACGTAGCCGACGAAGTTCATCAGCGGGTTGCGACAGATGAACCAGTAGAAGCGGCGGAGCCAGATGTTCGTCACTTCCGGCAGGTACGGCTCGCCGTTGTTCACGTCGGGGACGTTCCAGCCATCGGGACCGACCAGCCACCAGAGCGGGTTGATCTTCTTCCAGAACGAGACCGGCGTGCGGTCAGTCATCACAATGGTTTCGGTAGTCACAGCTTAGTCTCCAATCCGCATTTGAGGATCGCGATGGCATCGGCCTCGTCGTCGCTCTGGGGGTTGTGGCCCCAACGCTTGACGGCCTCGATCATCTTGTCCTTGGTGGCCTGGGGTCCGCCGCCCTTGCCGGTGGCGAACTTCTTGATCTCCTGAACGCTGAGGCCGATGTACGGAACGCCGTATTCGTCGCAGACCTCATGCAGCTTGTTCAGGAATGCGCCGTAGACGTGGGCCGCTGTCGTGCCCTTGTGGCGCAGAATCTTTTCGTAGAAGACCATGTTGAGCCCGAGCACGCAGTGCTCGCGCAGCTTCACTTCGAACTTCTGGTAGCGGACGGGCGGCGCATCAAACCGGGTGATGTCGAAGTCCCATGCGCCTGATAAGAAGACCCCTCCGCTCCCAGGGAACAGGTCGGTGCGCGCCCACCCCATGTACGTGCCGAGGTCGAGCCCAAGATAAGCTTTCATATTTCCCCACTGCTTTGACGATTGGACCGATCCATATGGTCGGCGTGTTAGTTCTGTCAACTTTTTCTCCTACCAAAAATAACTTCGTGAGGGGATTGCGTTTGCTAGAATCGTCAGGTAGAACTCCTACCAAGCTCCTGACACACACACAGCGGGAGCCCCAACGCAACCGAAAGGACTAAACGCCATGAATACCGTTGTTTCTCTCGCTCAGACTGTCGACGCTCAGCCGATCAACGCGGGCCGCGTCGACGTTTCCAAGGGCACCACCATCATGGACGCCTCCATGAACTGGATGCGTCGCCCGGCCGACGAGCGCTTCCTGTCTCTCCGTGATATGTGGAGGCACGCGAGGTCTCAGTCCCTTGTTTCCCGCGAGAAGGTCGTAGCGGTCAAGAACGTCGAGCTGCTTACGCCCGAAGTGCAGACTCGTGACGACTTCAACAAGCTCCGCGTCGGTTTGAACGTCGGCGATGGCTTCGAGAGCTTCAACTTCTCGCACTGGTCGTTCGGCCAGCTCTCGCAGCTCGCGGGTGCTCCGCCGTCCTATCTGCGCACGCTTCCGTCGCCCATCGTCGCCGACGCCGTGATGTACGGCCTCCGCAACAACCGCTCCAATCCCGAGGCTAAGTTCTACACGTCGGACAAGCAGTTATTAGCGGCTACCGGCCCCGACTATGGCCGTATCCCGAACCACGAAGTGATCGAAGCCGTGGGCAAGATCGCCGGTGACGGCGTCTCGAACGACGCGGCCTGGCGCGTGCCCGGCATGATGTCATGGTCGACCATGATGTACGACCCCTTCCACCCGGTCACCACGGACACGACCACGCTCTTCATGAGCGACCGCGACATGTTCATCTTCCTCACCGATCCGCATCGCCCCATCGTCGTCGGCAAGACGAAGGACGGCATGGACGACGTGATGTATCGCGGCTTCATCATCTCGCAGTCCGAGGTCGGCAAGTCGTCGCTCTGGCTCAAGGCCTTCCTCTTCCGTGGCGTGTGCTGCAACCGCATCATCTGGGGCGCGGACAACATCGAAACCGTCCGCATCTCGCATACCAAGGGCGCACCGGAGCGATGGATTCGCCAAGTCGAGCCCGCCCTGATCGAGTACGCCAAGGCGTCAGACGCGAAGATTGTACAGACCGTACAGAACGCCAAGGCCGCGCAGATCGCGCAGGACGACGACGAGATGGTAGACTGGCTCAACAATCGCGGCCTCTCGCGCAGCCGTGCTCGCTCCGTCCTCGAAGCCGTAGAGAGGGAAGAGGGCCGCAAGGCGCGCACGATCTGGGACGTGACCCAAGGCGTCACCGCCATCGCTCGGGAGCTTCCCAATACTGATGACCGCGTCGAACTCGAAACCCTCGGTGGCAAGCTTTTCGGCCTCGCCGCCTAGCACCTTGACGCTGATCTTGTGAGTCGAAATACCTAACTCGACTCACAGGACTCACAATCGACTCACAAAGCGAAAGTCACGCCGATGCCCAATGTCAAAGCCATCCTGATCGACCCCTTCGCCTGTAAGATCGAACACGTCGAGGTCGACGGGGACGATATCAACACCTACTACCGCGTGCTGTCGCATGAGAGCATGCCGGTCACCACGTTCACCACGGCCTACGCGGGCGTCCTCAAGGGGCGCGATGCGATCTTCGTCGACGACGAGGGCATCATGAAGAACGCGGAGCGCTGGTTTCACATGGCGACAGGCCACCAGCCGTTCGCTGGCAAAGGCCTGATCGTCGGCGCAGATCGTCGCGGCAACGCGGCCGATGCGGAGAGCGACATCGACACCATCCGCGCAGTCACCGTCTTCGCGCAGCCCTTCCAGAGCCGGTTGTTCGTCACGACCATGCCCTGGCAGCCGCCGAAGCCGCAGCCGTAACGTCTATCGGCCGTCAGAGAACGGGGCGCTCTGACGGCTGCCATTCCCTCACGCCACCAAAAGGACGGACTACTATGCTCGAAGCCAATACCATTCTCGGAAACAACGCCATCATTCTGACCGCGCTGAAGAAGACGCTGTTGGCGGCTGGCGAGCCCCTCTGTGCCGCGCTCGTCGCAGTCGGGGCGCGGAGCGATACCGAGGTCAAACAGCTCAGTGACGCCAATGTCGAGAGCGACATCGTGAAAGCGATGCTCTTCGACCAGGCATTCATCATCGCCGCCCTGGCTATGTTCGCCGACAACGAGACCGACAGCACGTTGCTCAGGCTCATCGGGCAGTCGACCAAGGGCATCGCGAACGAGATCGGCAAGTCTGCCAAGACCACCGACACCGCCGAAGCCGCGTAACATGGGGATCATCGACTTCCTCGACGCCCACTTCATCGGCCTCAGCGTGGTCTTCTTGACCGCGTGGACGATCACCTGGGTCGGCCGAACTGTGGTGGCGAGCACCACGACCACGACGATCTCTCGCGTAATCAGCACCAACTGATTCAACAACTACCGCACGGGTGATCCCATCTCCCGTCACCCGTGCGCCCGCGCTGTAACCTCCGTCACCTTACAAGGATCGCATCACCATGAAGAAGCAGAACGCCAAGAAGCAGAAGGTCGACCACGTCGGCAAGATGCTCAAGGACAAGGCCGACCAGAAGGCGCAGATCGCAGCGCGCGTCGCGCCCGAAGCGCCGAAGAAGAACGAGGTCAAGAAGGTCTATGCGCTCGGGTCTCCCGGCCATAACCGCAAGGTGCTCGGTGTGACGCTGACCGAAGTCAAGCGCCGCATCAATGAAGAGACGGCCATCGTCAAGGTCGCACTCGACGCGAACGGTGACCCGACCGGCGAAAGCTCGACCTTCAACTATCGCGACACCGCCGCCTGCACCAAGCGCCGCCGCGAATACACGCGCCGCAACCTGATCGGCCGCAGCTCGAAGACGGCGAAGCAGCGTCGCAAGAACAACCACGTCTCGGCGGTCGGCACCAGGGGCACCAAGCCGTCGAAGAAGAACAGCGCGAAGGGTGCCCCCTCCACGTCGGCGAAGAAGGCGGCCTGATCCATGCGCCAGTACACACGCGAAGTGAGCACCGATCTCGGTGCCAAGATCACCATCCGCATCGAAGCGGACAACAACCAGGCCGTCGTCCTGAAGGACGATGATCTCGGGTACTCGACCACGCTCGACCCGAAAGCCGCCAACCAGCTCGGGCAACACCTGATCCAAGCTGCGCGGATCGCCGCCATCAACGTCCTCGATCCTCCGGCACAGCGCACCGTCCGCGACGGCGCTGGCATGTTGGACGTGCGCCTGGGGACCGATCAATGATGATGATCGACCGCAAGACCTTCGACGCACTCGCGGCGCTGACGGCCCACCCCAAGGCGTTCTTCAGCCTCCAACAGTTGCTCGACCACCTGGCCGCGCATCCCGACGAGAACCCGCTGGTCTACGCGAACGCGGTCAAGCTGCAACTCGACGTTCAGGCCGCGCTCGAAACGTACCTCGAAGGGCGCAAGCAGCTCGGCCTGCGCAACGTCATGGAAGGTCTCGTCGTCGGAGCCGGTGCGCTCGCTATGGCGGTCGGCCGGACCACCCAGGACGTGCCCATGCCGGACCAAGACGTTGCCGCGTCGCTGGCCCACCACTGCGTCACCTGCTTCGGGCAGAACCTTCACGTTTCGTGGAAGGCCCCGCAGTGGTCGACGAGACCCACCCACGAACCTCCGCACTCCACCAACTGAAAGCATCCCATGTCTCTCCACCCTTCCGATCAATACACCCAAGACCTGAAGACGCGCCGCATGTTCGCCTCGATCACCGAGAACATGCAGAACATGGAGAAGCAGGTCGGCGATCTGCTCGCTCTCGCGTCCGGCATGCGCAACACTCTCGGCACCGCCGCGCTGTTGCTCGCGCAGATCGAAGCGAACTACGTGAACGGTTGCGCCGAACGTCGCAGGGTCGACGCGTTGGCGATGGAGTTGCAGACGCGGCTCGCCGATCTCACCGGCAAGACGGCCGCCGCGCTCGTTACGGGTTACGCCGAACACAAGTCGTTCAGCGATAGGCTCTCAGGCGTTCAGACACAGGCGGACAGGATCGCGAACGACCGCTTCGTCAAAGACGACGAGAAGGGCGGCCCGTTGCCCGGCGTCGAATATGTGGGCCTCGAATGGTTCATGACCAAGCTGTCGATGTCGCGCAAGGTCGTCGAGAACCGGATCACCAACGGCGCGCTGCCGGAGCACGATGCGGTCGACGACACCGGCCAGGGCAGGCCGAAGTTCCTGTGGGCGAAGCACAACGCGCTCGCAGCGGTGGCAAGATATAGAGAGAAGCCGACCAACGAGAGGGGACGGGCGGCGGCTCACGTCTAAGCGGGGCTATTTAATTGACAGGCTTGTAAGGCGCGTGAGATGACATGCACCTTACGACCCCCAATCTAACTGATCGGCCGTATCTAGGAACCAACCCAGATACGGCCGATCTGCCGAAAGGGACCGCTGCCAACGCCAATCAGCAATGCGGTCGGCGACTCAATAACATCCGCGTCACGGGAAGGCTAATGGTAAATCAGGACGATGCGCGCCGCGTACAGAACAAGCACAACGCGATGTTGCTCGCGCGCAACGGCATCCCCGTGTTCCCGTCCAGTGGAAAGGTGCCGCTGGTCAAGCTCTACAATCGCAGAGACACCGAGATAAAACCCGAGGATCGCGAAGCCGCTATCGAGCAGGCACGCGAGGAAGGGAACAAGCAGCTCACAGTCTTCGTCGGCGCGACGACCGATCCCGACATCGTCAAGCGCATGTGGCGTCACCCGAACCAAGATGCGGTTCCGTCCGTAGCGTGCGGGCCTGCGCGCCTGGTCGTGATCGACGCCGACACCAAGTTCAACGGTCCCGAGCTGATCGGCAAGCTCTTCGACGAGCACGGCGGCGTGCCCGAAGGCACGCAGATCATCACGACACAATCGGGTGGCCGCCACTACATCTTCAGCGATCCCGACAACGCCTTCACGAATAGCGCTGGCGCGCTCAAGAAGCAGTACGGCTGCGACGTGCGAGGGCGCGGCGGTCAGTTCGTTGCGCCTGGCTCGCTCCGTGAGGACGGCAAGCGCTACGGAGACCAGGCCGCGCTCAAGGCGTTCATCGAAGCCTACACCAACGGCACGATCCCGCCGCTCCCTGATTACATCGTCGAGCTGATCGGCACGTCCTCGGCGGAAGTGGGGGAAGATATCCCCATCTCCAAAGAGCGCGAGATCATCAAGCAGATCGACGAGGCGGACATTCCCGAATGGGAAGAGCTGTGCGCGCCGCTCGGCGAGTATGACTTCGACAAGCTGCAAGCCGAGAACAGCGAGTTCAAGTCGCTCTACAACGAGCCCGGCGACGACTGCTCCGACAACCGCTTCAAGGCTGCGCGCCACGTCATGCGCGAGTGGCCGCAGATGCCGCCCGAACACCTGGCGTCGTTCTTCCTGGCCTTCGAGGGTGCTGGCGAGTTCGTCGACAGCAAGCCGCGCTCCGGCGAATACGACAACCGGCAGACCGCTCGCGAGTGGCTGAAGAACCAGGGTCTCAGCAAGGCGTCGACCGGCGAGGCGTTCGGCGCTGTCGTCGACGATGACGAAGACTCCGAGTACGAGCGCGAGGTCGCCGCAGAGAAGGAAGCCGAGAAGGCCGCCAAGCCGAAGGGCACGCTGCGCCGCATGTCTGGTGTCGCGATCTACGCCGATCCGAACTGGATGGTCGAGAATATCTGCACGCGCGGTATGGTCGGCATGCTTCATGCTCCGTCGAATGCCGGTAAGACGTTCAGTGCATTCCACATGGGCGGCAAGCTCTCCGAAGGGTGGGAGTGGTTCGGCCGCAACGTCGAACAGTGCGGCGTTCTCTACTGCGTCGGCGAAGGCCACGGCGGCATCAATCGCCGCGCGCTCGCCTGGTCGAACCGCTACAAGCCCAAGCACGATGCGCTCATCTTCCGCGACGGCGTTCCGAACTTCGCGCTCGATCCGAAGGGCGCGCGTAGGGCGTTGCGCAAGGCCGTCAAGGAAGCGAACGCGATGCTTGAAGGCGAGGGGCTTTCAGTCGGTCTGTTGTTCCTCGACACGTTCGCGAAGGCCGTAGCGGGTGCCGAGGAAAGCTCGGCGCGCGAGATGCAGCCGATCCTCGATATGCTCCGCGAGCTGGCCGTCGAGTTAGACATCTGCATCATCATCGTTCACCACTCCGGCAAGGACACGTCGCTCGGTGCGCGCGGCAGCTCGGCGATCTTCGCCGATGTCGACTTCAACCTTGAGATCGTCAACGCCGACCAGGCCAAGAAGAAGCACGGGCTCTCGCTCAAGCATAAGAGCCACTCGGCGATCATCATGCCGAAGATGCGCGACTCGGGGAAGTCAGGCCGCTTCGAGTTCAAGCTTGAAGAGGTCGAGCTAGGCAAGAACAAGTGGGGCAACCCCGTTACATCAATGGTCGTGGTCGAGGTCGAGGACAAGCCGTCCGAGGGCTCCGCGTTCGGCGTCGTCGACGAAGAGGCCCCCACAACCAAGGACGAGTTGACGCCCGAAGTGAATCGCTCCGACGACAACAGCCGCTTGAAGCTCTGCGCGAAGATCATCAAGGCCGTGCAGAAGATCGGCAAGCTCGTCGGCAAAGAGGTCCACGCCGACGCCGAGATGGTGCGCCTCGAAGTGAAGGCGATGCAGGACATCTACGACGAGGCCGGGCCGGACAACTACGCCAGGGCGTTCAAGCGCCGTGTGTTCGGCGGCGACGAGGTCAAGCGCTTCGTGCCCGAGGCGAACGGATCGCTGCATTACGTGACGCAACGAGGCAAGCCGAGCATGCTTGTGTTCAAACCCCGATCATAGGAGACCACCGTGAACGAATATCAACGTCGACTGAAGCAGGATATCGTCAGCCTGCCGCGCAACTCGCTCAACGCCGCGCTCAACGATCCGGTCCTCCGGGTGTTCTGGATATTCTACGCGGTGATCGCGGTCATCGTTCTGACTGCGGAGCCCTTGATAGCGTTCTGCACCAAGGACGACAAACGGCCGCCGCCTGAAGTGGTTTGTCCGCCGTATTGGAAGTGCAACGGGCCGCCTGGCACTCGCGCGGCGAACTGTGAGTGTTGGGACAAATACTAAAACGATAGCCGCCCTTCGGGGCGGCTTTTTCGTATGCGTCTCGCGATGGTGATATTGAACCCGTGAGTTGCCCGACGTGTCAAGAGGCGTAACCCCTTGACGGGTGTGAGGCGGTAAGGTATGTCATCTGACATTGCCAACCCGAAAGGACAAACGCCAATGACGACATGCCGCTTCTGCGAAAAGTGGAAAGGCCCGATGGTTAAATACGGGACGCGCCACTACGCTCACCCCCGCTGCTATTTGGAGAACGGAAAGCGCCTCGCCGATCTTCACGCGTGGCAGATCGAAGAGTTTCCCGTAAAGGTGCTCTCCGACTTCGGTCATCTCGACATCAAAACCCTGAAGTTCACCGATCCGGACATTCAGGCCAAGATGGACGGCGTCGAAAGCCGCCCCTCCATGATAATCTTCGATTAAGGGAGACACCAATGAACGCCACCGTCACCGCGCTCCCGAAGCCCGCCAGACGGCCGAAGGCCGACAAGCCTGCGCCTTCCACCCCTCCCGTCCGCAGCGCCGCCTGGAAGCGCAAGCTCACCCGCCAGCGCTACACGTCCTATGGCACCGCAGGCGTCGCCCTGGTGCTGATGGGACTCTCGCTCTCCCATCTTGCGGCCGGGATCGGCGCGCTCACCCACAGCGATCCTGCGCACGCCTGGGCTATGGCCGTCGGCATCGACCTCGGCTTCATCGCGCTCGAACTCGGCCAGCTCTGCACGACGACCGAATCGCTCCGCAAGGCGATCATGACGTGGGCAGGCCCCACTATCATCGGCACCCTCATCGTGTCCGCCTGCATGAACGCCTACGCGTTCGCCAGCGTCGCGACCGGCTGGCCGGTGATCGCCTCGGCCTGCATCCTGGGGCTCTCGATCCCCATGCTCATCTACGTGCTCACGCGGGTCTCCGTGGCCCTGTGGGTCGACGCCACGCGCTCTTGAGGGAGGACAACATGGAGACCACTGTCTACCTGCGCCGGGAGCCTGGCAGCGAAGGCAACAACGTCGTCGCGTACCGCGATGAGGCCTGCACAGACCGGATCGGTCATTGGATGTGGTGGCAGGTCCACAAGCCCACCGCCCGAACCACCCACGTCACGCTGAGCGGCAAGCGCCACAAGGTGGCTTGGGCCGAGCGCCTGACCGCCGACAAGGCCTGACCGATGGCGCTCCTGGCTCTCTTCGCCCTCGGCCTCGCCATCCCTGGCGCGCTCGCGATCTGGTGCTTCATCCAGCTCGCCAAGGCCTGAACGACCTTCCGATGACCTTCCATTAGACCCTCCAATCCGGAAGGTTTAGTGGAAGGTCGGAAGGTCGTCATTTCGTTTAACGTATTGATAAACAACAAAAAAAGCACTTTGACCTTCCGGCCTTCCGGTGGAAGGTTTGGAAGGTTACCGATATCGGAAGGTCAAAATCGGCGCGAGCGGAAGGTTTACAATCGCGGCAACGTATTGATCTGAAAGCATAATCGGTCGATGACCTTCCGACTTTAAACCTTCCGTACCTTCCGATCTGAAACCTTCAAACCTTCCGACCTTCCGGCCCTTCCCCCTTTAGGGGGAGGGCGGAGGGTAGGTTTGATGGAGGGTCTGACCGTCTGAGCGGCGGAGGGTCTCCCCGATCTGATCGTGCTCTCCGTTGCTGTGGGGCCGTGGAGCCCTGATGCCGAGGCCAGGCGTTGAGCCGGGGCGGCTGGTGGTCCTGGGAGGCCGGTCAGGCGGTCAGGCTCTCAGCGGGTGGCTGTGAGGCGGTCAGGCGTTCGGCCTCTCAGTCGGTCAGTCGTTCAGCCAGGGAGGGAGATTTAATTGACGGTGTGAGGAATGGGAGGTTACAGACCTACCGTACCCCCAACATCGAGGCAATCCGTTTGTCCATCCAATTCACCACACCGAAAGGGAACCCGGTCGTGATCCGGCGACCCGAGCTGATCGTGTCTATGGTCGGCTACGAGCGGTCAGATCGCGAGACCGGCGAGATGCGGCAGAACACCGCCATCACCTTCGAGAACCGTGAGGTCGTCTTCGTGAGCGGCAGCGCGGACGTGATCGAAGCGGCGCTCGAAGAGCACGCACGCGTTGCGCGCCTCAACTCGGAATACTGCGACCGCTGCCCCGCCCTGGCGAACGCGTCCGAAGAGCTGAAGCAGTACGAGGCGGTCGTGGACGCCGCCGAGCCCCCGGCAGACACGGACAATCGCCTCTGATGACCGATCCGATGCGCGCCGTGCTCGACGGCACCGATCCCGACTCCGTGCTGGTCCGCGTCCGCACCGCCGAGGGCGTCGCCCTGGCGACCCGCAAGGACTACGGCCGTCCCATCGACTATCTGCGCTATCGCGTGAAGGACAAGATCAGCGACGCGCAGTTCATGGCGGCCGAATACTACGCTGGCGACTACTTCGCGATCTCGCCGGTCGGCTCGAACACGATGGCGACGATCAATCACCTGATGATGGCCGTGCCTCTCTCGCCGGAGGATCGCCGCATGCTCGACCAAGAGGGCATCAACGGCGGACGCATGCACTCGAAGGGCGATTGCGGCGGAGCGCCGAAGGACCCGAGCGACCGCATGCTGAACGCGGCGTTCGCGCTGAAGCGTGTCGACGATCAACTCGACCGCGTCCAACGCGAGCTGCTCCGCGATCTGCTCATCCGCGAACACACGGTCGGCACCATTGCGCAGCGATGGCGATGGTCGCCCGAGCAGGCTGGCATCATGGTCCGCTACGCGCTGCATCGCCTGGTCGACGTGTACGAGAACATCAACCCCGACTTCGCGCTGTATCTGCGGCAAGAGCGCGAACGCAAGAACGAAGGCCGCGCCAACCGCAAGGGACGCCGACGCTGATGCGCTGGTCTGGATACGCCCGCGATCTCGACGACATGGTCGCCACGCAGCGCTTTGTCAAAACGGTCGCGTTCGCCGCAGGACTGATCGTTCTTCAAGTCCTGCTCTTCGCCCTCTGCTTCATCCACTAACCCGGAGACCACCATTGAAGACACTCGACGAGCTGTTCTGCACGATCATGTCGATCCCCTTTGTCGACACGAACATCAAGACTCGAGCAGGCTATCTGCGGACCCAGGTCTGCAAGCAGGGTCGCGGATACGACCTCTACCGCATGTTCGGATTCTGATCCATGCTTTTCCCGTACCGCATGATGGTGGTCGGTCATGGCCGACACGGCAAAGACACTGCCGCTGAAATTCTGCGCGATCACTATGGCGCGACGTTCGTCTCGTCGAGCTGGTTCATGGCAGAGCGTGTCGTGTTTCCGTACTTCTGCGAGAAGTACCCCGGCAAGTATGCCTCGGCGCAAGAGTGCTACGATGACCGCGCGAACGAGCGCTCGACGTGGTTCAATCTGATCGCCGAGAGCAATGCGGCCGATCTCACGAAGTTGGGTCGCGCGATCTTCGCGAAGTACGATCTCTACGTCGGCAACAGGAACGCCCGCGAGTTTCACGCCCTGCGGAACGCCAGCGTGTTCGACATCTCGATTTGGATCGACGCGTGCGAGCGCCTCGAATACCGCGAGCCCCGCACGTCCCTCACAATCGAGCCCTGGATGTGCGATTACGTGGTCGACAACAACGGCACCCAGGCCGATCTCAAGCGGAACCTGGCCTCGCTGATGCACGGATTGCGGACCAAGTCCTTGATCCAAAAGGGATTGTCAGCAGCGTGACCTGACAAGCCGGCCGAGGGAAGTTTGTGAGGGGAAAAAGTTGACGTTGGGATGTCAACTGCCTATTTTCCCCATACGGACAAATGGGCGAGGGGCCGGAACGAGAGTTACCCGGCATCGCCTAGTCTGAACCGACCCCGGCCTTGGCCGACATTCCGAACCCCGGCGCTTCAGTGCGTCGGGGTTTCGCGTTTCCACTAGGAGCCCGTCATGGGATGCAACTGCGGAAAGCGCCGCGATCTCACGGCGCAGGCGATCAAGAACGTTCGCACCGGCAACTTCGACGCCGCTCGTCAGAACGCGCAACGCTTCGTGAAGACGTTGCAGCTCGACGCGCGCAACATCGCGCGCAGCGTGGGGCGCTCGACGCTGATGAAGCGCCCGCCTTCAAGGTGAGATGATGGCCGGTACGCAAACGAACTACACCGGCCCCACGAAGATATACCGCGCGTCACAGGGGCCGATGCCCGCGTCGGCATACACGCAGTCACATGGCGGCGTGATCTATGTCGACTTGACCGACGCGATGAAGCGCCTCACCGTGGCGTTCAACGTGTACGGCGACGAGGTCAAACACCGCGCGCTCTACAACGCGATCAACAAGCTCGGCGACAAGCTGCTCACGGCTGTTCGTCGCGACCTCGTCCAAACGACGGGTGCGAAGTACGGACGCGTGATGAAAGCGGTTCACGCAGATCGCGCGCATCCCAATCGCCTGTTCTATCGCATCGTTGCGAGCGACAAGGCGATGAAGGTGAGCGACTTCGCGCGGTCGCTGACGCCAGGCAAGAAGAACCCGAGCGCCAAGCCTTGGAATCGCTCGCAGCGCTTCAAGGGTGCGTTCGTTATCCGCTTCAAGAACGGTGCCACCGAGATCGTCAAGCGTATCGGGAAGCACAACAAGAGCGGCAAGATCAGAACATTGTGGGGTCCGATCATCCCGAAGGAAATGATCCGGCCCGGCAACCCGAGCACGTACCACATTGCTTCGGCGATCCCGACGCAGTTGGGGCCGGTGCTCATGCACGAACTCGAACAAGCCGTGATCCGCGCGAAAGCGGCGAGCGGCACATAACCGGAGACCCCCATGAACATCCCGCATCTGGTATTCGTCGGCGCTGACAAAGGTGGCGTCGGCAAGACCATGCTGAGCCGCGCACTGCTCGGCTACTACGGTGCCAACGGCATCGACTTCCGCGCGTTCGACACGCAATCCCCGAGCGGCGGCCTGCAACGTTTCTTTCCTGGCCGCGCGCAGATCGTGGACATCACCAAGTCGACCGATCAGGTCAAGGTGTTCGACGACCTGGCATCGACCCAGGTGACCGTCGTCGACGTGTGCGCCGGTCTGTTGTCGCCCACGCTGAAGACGCTCGACGTTGTCGGCTTCTTCGACGCGGCGAAGCAGAACAAGCTGCGCATCACTGTGCTGCATGTCGTCGGTCCTGCGACGCAATCGCTCGACGAGATCAAGCCCGTGATGGCAGCGCTCGCAGGATCGAAGCACGTTGTGCTCGCGAACCATATCGACGACACCGCGTACGATGTACCGGCTGGCGCGCTCAACATTCCCCGGCTGGATGGGGAAGCGGCGAAGGCCGTCGACGCGGTCGCGCAACCGTTCCACGACTTCATCGGAAGCCAGGCGTCCTTCGTGCTGCGCGGCTACACGCGAAGCTGGTTGAAGGACGTGTTCGCGCAGTTCGACGCTGCGCAGCTCAACAACCTGGCCTGATACACAGACAAGAGCCCCTCATGCCTCTGACCATAAAGGCGTTGCCGTAGACCACGGCCGCGTGCGTCACGTGTGTTCAGGGCCATCCACTATGCGCTAGGTCAGCGCCGTGTCGCGGATGGGCGCTATTCGGGGAATAGCAGGCAAGGTGAGGGCACCCGCCATATGAAGGTCGGTGCGGCCTCGCCATCCCCGTGCAATTCGATACCCCCTCTGAACGACTTTTCTCAGAACGAGAAAACGAAAATTCGCAGAACGAAAAACCAAAAATTCACGTTCTGCGAAACGAGCTGAGTGGCATGGATCAAGGGCGAGAGAACTGCGCTCACAGGGATCATCAGCTCATACCCCAAACGAGCTGTGCATCACCGTTATGAACGATGCGCTTCACGATCCATGCCGCTCACCCAAACAGCACGCGTTGAGGCGCGTGGAGCCAAGCGATTGGCTCGCCAGGATACGAGCAGACGGGGGTCATGCTCTCCTGGCTCTGTGCGACCCGCGACGATGAGTAGATACGGCGCTGGCGGGAGCGACGTGTCGAATACCCCGTCGCGGGTCGCAACCCGTCCGCTCGCGCGAGCACGCGCACGCACGCGCGGAAAAATTTTTTTTCGAGAGCATGTTGGTTTTGGAGATCGCCAAAATCGCAGTTGGGCGGATTGATGACAGTGCGATCTCGTCAGTGCTCAAAAGCCACAATCGCCGAGGTATGCGCGGCCACTCGGCCGAAAACGCGGTGTGGCATTTCGATAAAAGTGCAACATGCCTCTAGGATCGCATTAGGCGCGCGCCCATGCGCTCAATCCGTCGCCCGGTATTTCGTACCATTGGGGCGGGTTGAGCGAATGAGCGGCGCGGAATTGGACGAAAAAAAACGCCGCTAAGGATCAACTCCCTAGCGGCGTTTTCGGCTTAAACCCTAGCGTCGCAACGCTAGGGCAAAGCTATGGCGGTTCGTCGCACGAATCGCCCGCGCCGTTATCGGCGCATGGCAAGCAAGCGAGGGCAAAGCACGTCATAGCAAAATCGCGGTTTGTCATCTCGTTAGGCCTTCTTCGCTTCTACCGCGCCAGTAATGCGCTTGTCAGAGTGATATCGCGACTCGCCATGCGTCATAACGTCAACCGGCTGTAGCGCGAGCGTTGAAACACGATTGGCAATCTCGCGCAAACCGATTGCGCCGATATGGTCGGCCAATCGGCCATCAATGTAAACAGTGGGATTCATGGCGTTAGTACCTTTCGACTTGGACTCATCAGTGGCCGCGTAACGGCCAGACCGCGCTACCTGGCGCGCGGTTTCGTCCTAGTAGTAGCAATGGCGGAAAACGTAATTCCCGTTGTCGTCGCCCGTGAGATAGCCTCTAACGCGACAACCCGCGACGCTACAGACAGCCGGAATGGAAAAATACGTGTCGGGCTCCCCCGTGACGTAAACAGTGCGGCGCATGTCGCCCGCCATGTTATCGAGTCGGCAGTTCTCGACCTTCGCCAATGTGGGGCCACCCATCCACACCGCAAACCACGCGGTTGATCCATCGGGCATATGTTCCGATTTGTCGGCGCGATACTTTTGCATTGGTCAATCCCTCTCGATTAGCGCGGTATAGGTTCGGCAATCGCTCGCGAGAACGCCGAACTGCGCCGCGTCATGCCAGCGCATGAATCCCGCGTCGTCGCAGCTAACGATTGAACCGCCTAACCACGCGGCGAACTTGTCCGCTTGTGCAATTTCGGAATCTTCCATTCCGGAAGCGTCGCCATTGATGAAATACGACGCCCAATAGCTAGGCGCGGTCCCCGTGACAGTGTCGAAGGTTGCCATTGGCTCAACCCTTCGCTTTCTTGACGCGCGCATAGTCGCCCGCGCTCTTAAAGTATGTGCCGTGATAGGTTGCGCCGTTGATCGCGCGAACGGTTACCGGGACACGCTTTCCGCCAAAGTTGTCGCGGTACTCTCGACCAAACGACGCGGAGCCAAGCCTTTCCCCGTTCCACGTTGTGGCGGTATTGGTCTTTGCGTTGATATAGAGGAAATACCGTTCCGGTATGTCCCGCATAAACTCGAATAGCTCGACCTGGCCGCGCTCGTCATTGGTCGGCGGGTTGATATGGGGCGGCAGTTCGGAGGGATGATAGCTATTCGTTTTGCGTGCTTTCATCCACGCGTGCAAAGCCTCATCCCTGGCGCGGATGTCGGCGGCTTGTTCTGGCGTTAGCATTGGCGTTAGTACCTTTCGTTGGACTCATCAGTGGCCGCGTAACGGCCAGACCGCGCTAGGCGCGGTTTCGTCCTAGCGTTGCGATTCCAAGAATTTCGCTATGGTGTACGGTTCAACCGTCACTTTGACGTGGAGGCTGTAATCGTCATCAGCCCAAACCGTTGCGCAGTATCCGTAGATTGAGAGATAGCCCGGAGCAGTCATGTTACTTTCAACGTGACGCTTGATTACCTCCACGCCTCTATCAACAGTGAAAGCGAAGCTAGGATTGAGACGAGTCAAGAGGTCTGCGACCTCGCGCACATTGCTGTGATTCCAATTGAGTGCAGGCATTGGCGTGTTTTCCTTTCTAGGGTTAGCGGTGGTAAATCCAACCGCGATAGACTTCGCAGTAAGCTTCGCTGAACGTCTTAGCGGCCTTGTGGAGCGCGTCGCCCGCGTCGCCTAAACCACGGTCCCAATAGCCAACGCCGTGGCCTTGACGCGAAAACCAAAAGTCATGGCCCGCCTGCTCTTCGGAGTAGCCATGCGACTCGGCCAAGCGGTCGAGCCATTGCCGGACGAAACAGCCATCCGGCATGATGAAACCGAGAAACGAGTCGCAATCGCTCGCAATGTCGCGGATTGCTTCGCGCGTGAGTCTCTCGACTCCCAAATCATTCAACCGCGACTCGTTGTCGTCGCCCGTGTCGCCATTGGTGAAAAACACGGCTTCTACGTATGCCTTCGCGAACGTTGAAAGCTTGTCGTAAGCACGCGGCGCGGGGGTATCGTTCAAGACAAATTCAGGCATTGGCTCAACCTTCCAACTTGGCGCGAAGGTCGGCCATTTCGTTTGCGTGGTTACGTTCTGCGCGCTCGATTGCCGCGCGAGTGATCGCCTTAGCATCAAGCGTGTTCAAGCAATCCCACATATCTTTAGTGGCTTGCTCTGATGTGCGGCGCGCGTGTTCTAGATCGCAACGCGAAACCACAGTTCCGAACACGTCAAATATGACGTAGCGAAAGCCTCGCTTGCGATTCTCAAAGTCGAGTGCATCGCTTGTGACGATTGCGAAAAGCAAACCGTTGTCGACGACTCGCGCGGAGATGACGCGCGACTTGTGGAATCGCAAATTATCGTCATCCACGTAATGTGTGCGACCGCAAAGGTTGCGTTGCGCGTTGGTCTTTGGATCATGCGATTCAGTGCGGAAAAGCGTAGTCATGGCGTTGTTTCCTTTCGACTTGGACTCATCAGTGGCCGCGTGACGGCCAGACCGCGCTAGGCGCGGTTTCGTCCTATTTGTCAGGTGACACATACGACACGCTAGGCGTGCGAAAGCCTTTCACGTTGTGCGAAGTGTAGGAGTCGCGTCGGTTCATTTCACAACCGATAGCGGCAAAGGCGATAACGATACCGATTGAAACTGCGACGCAAACCGCGTCGCGCAGTGCTGCAAGGTATGCGCGGACCATTAGCGTGCCCTCGCGATGCAGAACGAAAAGCAAAACCGGCCAATGCGGATAAACCGCAAGCCGCCGACTCGTTTTGTGCTGAAATTGATTGCGTTCATGGTGTTCACGCTACCGGACGGGATTGGTCGGCGGAAACATTGCACGAAACGACGCGGTAGAAGTCTCGGCTGTAGCGCGGGCGATCATTTCCGCGCACCGAAGAAAAGGCGAGGCGACGATACATTGCGTCGAAAGCTTCGCTAGGGTCGCGTAGCCAAAGGCGGGCGATCCAATCGCACCCATTGAGCGTGCAACGAAAGCGAATGTCATAGGCCTTGCGACGCGGTGGCGTTGGCATTGGGCGAAAATTCAATTCGGTCATTGGCGTTTGTCCTTTCGAGCGTGTCGCCCCCGCGTGTGCGGTGGCAGGTGTGTAAGGTAGCACACCTAACGCATACAGCAAGCGTCTAGTTCGCCCCTAATGCCTGTATTCGTTGGCTTTCTTGCGTGTTGCGCGCTCGCTTAGCGCGCTCCGACATGCCACGCGCGCCAGCGTCGCGCCTTACGAGGCATGCAATGCGCGCATGCAAAGCAAGCCGCGTGCCACGCTCCGCGCTATCGCGCTGTAATAGAGCGTGATGAGCAAGAAACACCGCGATATCAGAGACTTGCTCGCGTTTGTAACAAGCCGTGATCTCGGCCGCGCCGACCCACCCCCTGGGGTGTGGGTCCCTGTCGCCACACCCCCTCCCACCGGGGGCAGTCGCCGCCCCCGAAAGTCGGCAACGTTTTAGCGAATTTGCTCACTCTTGATCGCACGGG